GTGCTGGGTTTGGCATGTTGGCTTTGAAAGGCCTACTTGCAGAAGAAACAGCAATAAGTAATAAGAAGATTATATTCATGTACATGAATGGTGGGATGAGTCACACTGATACTTTTGACTACAAACCTTTGATGGTTGAGAAAGACGGTATCGACGATCCAGTAAGTAAAGGTAGAAAGATTGTCAAGCCTGCTGTTCCACTCACACCAGCAGGAGAAAGTGGTATAGAAATTAGTGAAAATTTTCCTCACTTGAGAAAACATGCCGATGACCTATGTTTAATTAATGGAATGAAATCAAAGTCTGGTAATCATAATCAAGCAAAACAATTATTACACACAGGCAATTTCCAGTTTACTCGTCCCAGTATGGGTAGTTGGCTGTTGTATGGTTTAGGAACTGAGAACAAAGAACTTCCCGGTTTTCTAACGATTGATGCTGGTGTTGGGCCAGAGAGTTACGGAAGTGCATTTCTTCCTGCAATATATCAAGGTACAGCAGTTAATGCAGGCAATATGTCAAACGCAATACCTAATTTAAAAAGTCCAATAGGAACGGCTGAACAAAGAGAAAACTTAGATTTTCTTAGCGATCTTAATAACATGCAATTAAAAGGTGAGAACAGCAGATTAGAAGGACTGATTGAAAGTTATGAACTGGCTTTCAAGATGCAGACGAGTGTTCCACAAACTATTGATATATCAAAAGAGTCACAAGAAACTTTAGAAAAATATGGAATAAATAATAAAACAACAGAAAAGTTTGGCAAGCAGTGTTTATTAGCGAAGAAATTTAGTGAAGCAGGTGTGAGGTTTGTCGAGATTGGATTTGGCGGCTGGGACAACCATCAAGACATCGCTGGCAACATAAAACGCAAAGGAACTGCTATTGATCAACCTATTGGTGCATTGCTACAGGATTTAAAAGATTCTGGCATGTTTGAGGACACTATAGTTTTATTCGGTAGTGAGTTTGGTCGTACTCCGGGCATCAAGGCTGGTGCTACAGGACGAGATCATAACAACGGTGGATTTACTGTCTGGATGGCAGGAGGTGGAGTAAAGGGAGGCATGAGATACGGCACTACTGATGATTTTGGACATAAGGCAGTAGACGGGCTTGACATACATGATTTACATGCTACTATATTATATCTGATGGGAATAGATCATACTAAACTTACTTATAGGTATAGTGGTAGAGACTTTAGACTAACAGACGTATTCGGAAATATCCAACACGATATTATAGCTTAATGGCAGATAAAAAAGTAAGAAAAAAGATACCCAAAGAATTAGCAATTATTCAAGCAGATAACTGTACGGGCTGCGAGGCCTGTTTAGAAGTGTGTCCTGTTGATTGTATATTCCAGATAAAACAGGGAGTAACTCAATGGTGTGAGATTGATCTGTCTACTTGCATAGGTTGCGAACAATGTATCCATGTTCCGGGTAATAAAGGAAAGTTATATGATGTTAAGGTTTGTCCTTGGGATGCTATTGAAATGGTTCCCACTGAAGAAATAGCACAAGCACAGGCTGATATGGGTGGGCCAGAAAAATACATAGATGAAAATTGGGATAGGCTAGTAGATATAGCACAAAACATAGCGGACTTAAAAGGTAAGAAGAAATGAATATAGTACAGATAGGCAGCAACGATTGCTTCACATGTGACGATTGTTTTAAATTTGTAAAGGAAAACCATGAACAGATTGACAACATAGTTTGTGTAGACCCAAACATAGATAAACTTAGTAACTGTTTAAAGGTCTATGAGAACTTTGATATTGAAGTAAGGATAATTGCTAGAGCAATCGTAACAGACCCAAATCAGAAAACAGCAAAACTTTATTATTCTGACGTAGAAAAAAATGGACACCATACAAGTTTTAATAGAGAACATCTAAAAAAGATGGGTTGGGAAGATTTTAATATATATATTAAAGAACATCTTGCGTGTACAGCAAATCAATTATTTGGAATGACAGCATTCAAAACTATTGATAGATTATATGTAGATACTGAAGGTTATGATTTGGATATACTAGAAAGCATAGACTATGAAAAGTATGACATAAGATGGATACGATTTGAAACTGCACACACAAAGAAGAATTGTCATGAGTATTATAGAAAAGTGGGAAAATTAGGATACAGACACACACACGGTAGAAGAGATGCGGAGGTATGGAAAGATGAGTAAGTTTATGTTTTATCACTGCACTGTATATAATCGCAATCCAAAAAAAGGATCAACTCCTTTATGGAAAGAAAGATTAGACGAGTCATTTGGCAGATGCAAAAAATCTGGATTATATGATGAACTAGAAAAGATACATCTTTTGATAAACTGTGATAGAGAGTTTATGACAGTTGAAATTCCAGAATATGAGAATGATCCTAAGATAGAAATAAGATACAGCAAGGAATACGCTAGACAGGAAACTGAAACAGCTACATGGTTGTGGGATTTTTGCAATGGTCTGGAAGATAACCATCAAATATTTTATGATCATAGTAAAGGAGTTATGAGAAAAACAATATCTCCACCAGAAATATGTGATAAAGTAGACCTATGGAATGAGTACCTAGAATACTGGACAATGTATAGATGGAAAGATTGTGTAGATGCTTTAAATACTCATCATACTGCATCTTGTTTTATTAAACATACTGGTGGACATCCATTACATTATTGTGGCAATGTATGGTGGGCTAATAGTAAGTATATTAAGATGCTACATAAGCCAAACGAAGCAATAGATGATACAGTAGAAATGTGGCTTCTTTCTGATCTTTATGCAAAAGGAAACTCACATATGGGAGAACTAGATTATTTTAAGTTTATGAGAAGGCAACATTTTTATAGTGTGCATCAACCTACACTAACAAAATTTATAGACAATCCTTATAGTGACCGTATCGAAAGAGATAGCTACAGAGATGGAGAAAATCTTGAGCCATTGTAGTTGACAGAAGGTGTATTTTGAGTATAATGATGTTATGGATTACTTTTATTACACAAAGAGGGTAACATGCAAGAGTTATATGTAGTTTTAATAGGCTGGAGCATGGCAATGACCGTAGAGTTGTCAGTAGGAGCGTTGATCGTGTGGAGAGTAAATAAAACAAAGGAGTAAATATGTTAGACGAACTTTTCCCGGTGTATGGAGTTTATGTAACCATGATAATTGCTGGTTATAATCCTATTACAATACCGGAGATTTATAATGGCACAACAGTTATTCAAGAATAAACAAGAAGGAATGATCTTTGGAGTATGTGCTGGTCTTTCAGACTACATCGGCATAGATACTTCAATCCTAAGAATAGGAATGGTTGCAGGTTTCTTTTTCAGTTTGAGTATTACTTTCTGGGTTTATTTAGCCTTGGCAATATTTTTGCCGGTTAAGCCAGAATAGCACTTGACAAAGAAGAATGCTGTGCTATAATTAAGTAGTTGGATTTATTTTTTGGAGGACTAATTATGAAGCGAAAACATTGTAGTGACGAACAATTTTTAAAGGCTGTGTTTACTAGCACAACCTATGCTGAGATTGCAGAAAAAACAGGACAAACGGAAGAAACCTCTGCTGCAAGATACTTGAGGATCAATAAGGCATTAAAACTAAAGAATGTCTCACTACCTGTTATGCTGCGTAAGCAGAAATCTGAAGAGGACAATACCGACAACCTAGTAAATATTGTAACTCAATTAAAGTTACAGTACGGTAAATAGTTTTTAAATTTAAGGAAAGAGGATTGATTACATGAAGAACGGTATTTTTTTTATTGCAGCGGCATTTGCCAGTTTCATCTTGAGTGTTTCTATTTGGTTTCTCGGAGATCAATCAGTCTCACAGCAGCAAGGAATTTTTGTAGGACTATGGGTTCCTAGCATTCTATCTCTAGGTCACTATTTTAAAGGCTGTAATAAAGATGGATAATTTTAGTTTATTCATATGCGGATTAGTAGTCACGTTTATTGCTGGAATAGGCGTGATTACATCCGAAGTGTTTTTAGGTTATCACAAATTTGTAAAAAACACAATTAAAAAAACATTAGAAAAGGAAGAAGAAGATGACATCATCGAATCCATTGTGTAACTGTTATGTCGTCAATACTAATCCGAAGTCTGCTTACGCAGGCTTCAGGTTGCAAACTTGTTTGGAGTTGGCCGATCCAGATGGTGGCACATTTATCGAGCCAGTAGAAGATGGCGACGAATATATTGATCTAATTTATGAGGCTTTAGATGATCCGTTTTATAGGGTATTTGCAATATACGGAGAAGGTCACACTCAGGGACATAGGGTAATAGCAGACTTCTACAATGTCAAAGAAGCATGTACTTTTTTGAGAGAATTAACGGGTTCTAGTATAGATATTTATTCTCGCTAGCTAACACAATACTAACAGTTTATATGGTTGTTATTTTTTGCCGAATGGGTATTATAAGGTTTATAAGGGCGAACTCTTCGTCCTATCTAACCCAATTTTACTTCAATTTAAAGGAAGAAATATGTACCAACGTAAAGGCTTTACACTCATCGAATTATTAGTGGTAATCGCAATTATTGGAGTATTAGTAGGGCTTTTGCTTCCTGCTGTACAACAGGCTAGAGAAGCAGCAAGACGAGTTTCTTGCACTAACAATTTAAAACAACAAGGTTTGGCTATGCACACAACTATGGATCAAAGAAGGTATTTTCCTGCTGCGGCATGGACTATCGAGGCGAAAGATTTAAGTGAGACTCCATCTGCACTTGGCAATCCATCACGAACAGAACATAGTTGGAGAGCATTTGTTCTTGCTAGTCTGGAGCAAAGGAATGTCATGGATTTATATGACTTTAATAAAAATTGGTGGGAGAATACACAGGCTGTAAGTACAACTGTAAATACATTTTTGTGTCCGTCTGCTTTGCCTGCTGGCGGTGGATATACAGATATTGATGGGCCTACCAGAGATGACGACAGTGCTGCTATCAGTATGAATCCGAATAATCTAGGATATACAGACTATGAAACCTTTACAGGAGTTAAGAGTAAAGTATTTCCTGCTGGTAGCGATCCTTACGCAGCAAAAGGCCCGATTGCAGAAGGATGCTTGGTAAAAGATAAAGTAACTAGAGAACAGCAAATAAGAGATGGCTTTTCTAATACACTTATGATTGCAGAGTGTAGCAGTAGGCCTGATACTTATAAAGCTGATACTAATAATGGTGGAACTCCTACAGGTGCTACTAATCAGTGTATTGGATGGGCAGATAGTGTGGGGCCATTTAAGTTAGATGGTATGGATAGTAATGGCGACAAGTGTAAGAATTGTGATGGCAATGTTCCATTTGGTGTTACTAATAATGGTGAAGCATTCAGTATGCACCCCGGAGTTATGAATGCTTGTTACGCTGATGGATCGACTAGAACTATTAATAACAACGTAGACCTGAGAGTTTTTGCTGGAGTAATTACTAGAGCAGGTGGGGAAGTAGGAAGTATTGATTAATAACGATTATTTAATTGAGTTAGAGGATGGTTCTTCAGGGTCGTACTGTGACGTATTACCTGTGAAGGATCATCCTTCTTTATTATTCAAGCATTTTAAGCATGAAGATAAAGCAAAAGAAGCATACTACAATCAAGTTAAGTTATCTAAATATAATTTAGCACCAAGAGTATATGGGGAACTATGTAAAATCCCCTATTTTTATGAGCCAGATTTACTTAGATACTATGATCCTAAAATAACGAGAACTAACTTAGGATATCTCACAGAAAAAGCAGAACTATTAACTAAAGATATTGATGACATCTGGATTGAGAAACTACGTCATAAAATAAAATATCACACAGATTTGGATTTTTGGGATTGCCATTTTCAGAATATCGGTTATATTTATAGAGGAGTGTTGGAGAATGAAGTAGCGATGCTTTGTTGTATCGACACTGGTAACGAAAGTTTTTACAAAGATTGGGAGGTATATCATGCCATATATTAATGAAAACGCCAGAGGGATGCTTGACAAGCCCATAGATGCTCTTATAGAGGAACTTACTCATGGTAATGAACTATCACCTGAAGAGTTGCTGCAAATAGCAGGAGAGATCAATTACTGCTTTAGTAGGGTGATTGCTGGCTGTATGGGTACAGTGTCTTATAAAAAAATTGCTGTTTTAACAGGTGTTTTAGAAAACATTAAGCAAGAAAATTACCGGAGAGTTGCAGTTCCATATGAGGATGAAAAGATTGTGGAAAACGGCGACATAAAAGGCTATTAGGCTAATTTAAAGGTGTACTAGATTTATATTGCATTTTTTCCTAAGAGGTAATGTATGAGCCAAGACTTACATCGAGATGTTAAAGACATTAAAAAAGAACTGAAAGAAGTTCATGAAAAATTAAATATACTAATTGATAAAATTAGTGAATTTGAAGCCGTCCTAGATGCCGCCGATATGATTGAAGAATCATTGGAGGATAGTAGAGACAAAGAAGATAAAGATAAAGATATTTGGGGAAGTAACTCTTGGGAGACAAGTTTAGAAGATGACGAAGATGACGAAGGAGGTCTATACTAATGCCTCTTTATGAAATTAATACAGTTTCTACATATCGTCACAAATATATGGTAGAAGCAAAAGAATTAAATGATGCTTACGATATCTTGAGAGCAGGTAATGTAGATGAAATATCTACACGCTATCTTACTGAAGTAATTACAGATGGTCGAGAGATAACTAACGCACAATCAGAGACTATAATGGATCGTTTAGAAGATGACGATGAGGAAGACTGTGTAAGAAATATGAGAGATAACATCTACAGGATATAACTATGGATGACGAAGATTGGTTTGACTTACCTGACGAAGAATTAGAATATCCTTTTCTGCCATGCTGCGATTCTCTATGGCCTGAATAAATTAATGCTTGACATCTCAAAATGACGATGTATAATGAGAGCATCACAGGACAGATTTCACAAACTTTGGAGGACGATTATGAAATTAGCAGATGTAACAGTTGAGAACCACAGTGCAGGAGTGCAAGGCACTAACGGATTCACTATCGCTCAGACGAGCAAGATGTTCAAGATTTTGTCAGACTCTTTGTACTCTGATAAGATTATGGCAATCATTCGAGAACTATCTACGAATGCAAACGATGCACATATCTCAGCAAAATCCGAGAGACCATTTAAGGTAACTTTGCCTAATGCTGGCGATCCTAACTTTACTATCAGAGATTATGGTACAGGTCTAAGTCAGCAGGACATGGAAGAACTATACACAACGTATGGTGCTAGCAACAAGAATGATAGTAATGATTTTACTGGTTGTCTTGGTCTGGGTTCTAAGAGTCCATTTGCTTATACCAAGAGTTTTACTACTGCCTCATTCTTTAATGGCAAGTGCTACACTTATGTTGCTGCTATGGATGAGTCAGGCGTTCCTAGCTTGAGCCTGTTCGGTGTTACAGACACGAGTGAGCCTAACGGTATCCAAATTAGTTTTGCTGTGAGTCAGTCGGACTTTGAAGAGTTTACAGAGAAGGCTAAGAGAGTCTTTCATTATTTCAAGAATCAGCCTACGATTGTTGGTGGTGTCTCTGGAAACGTGAATGACGGCACATACAGAAACAATGAGACAGTTATCTCAGGTGAAGGCTGGAAGGTTGGACGACTTGACCATCGAGACGATACCTTCCCATCTCAGTACAACAACTGTGGTGCTGGTATTATAGCTATCATGGGAAATATTGCATACCCAGTAATTGCAGAGCAAGTTATCGGTAAAGAAAAAGACCAAGAAAATGATGCTATCCGAGCATGGAACAAAGTATTCGGCAAGGTAGACTTGGCTAATTGGAAAAATCTGGTGTCAGATATACTTAGTCAAGGTTTATATCTTGAGATTAACTTTGAGATTGGTGATCTTGAAATGGATGTTAGCCGAGAAGGTTTGCAGTATACTAAAGCAACTGTCTTAAAGTTACGTGAGAAAACTCAGTCTATATACATGAAACTTAAAGAGAATGTTTCTAAGAAACTAGAAGAAACTAACTGTCTTGTAGAAGCATACCGCACATACTACAACCTGAATGGTATTGCAGGTGGGTACACTGCTGGTGCAGCATGGACAGATGCGGATGGCATAACTCACGAACTCTCATCTGGTAAAGACCTGAAGGTTGAGATGGACAAACAGAGTCAGCTATATGTTTTTAATTGGAAAACTACTACATATCGTTCCAAGAGAAAAGTTTATCAGACAAACATTCTGCATGGTGAAACACTTGAAGGCAAGGCAGATTCGTACTACGACAAAACCAAGCGTAATAGTCTTAAACTATTCGTCTGTGATGTTAAGTCTGTAGAACGTGCTAAGAAGATTGCACTAGAATATTGTGAGATTCATAATGCTCAAGCGTACCTGATGATTAATACAGTCAGACCTCATGAAATGTCATTGAACGGTTTTGATGAACTGATCAAATGGTTTGGTGGCGAAGTATTAAAAGTCAGCGACTATGCAGACTTGATCCGCAGCGGTAGCAGCGGCGGTGGTGCTAAAGGTAGAATTTCTGTTAACGAAATGTTTGTGGTTGCTAAAACTGGTGGTCACGAAGGGCTTGAGGGCCTTGCTGGAAACAGAGACATGAACGAGTCAGGCTACCTGCGTGAACTCAGCCAAGAAATGATAGATAAACTCAGTACTTATGATGGCAAGATTATTTACGTTCCAATTAGTCGATACCAAAGTATGGATAAGATCGCAATGTATCGTATCTGTAGACTAGCAGGCAACGAGGGTGTGAAGTTTGGTAAGGAACTACTGTCTAAAAATACAGTCTTTGCTATCAAGACAAATGCTGTTAAAAAGCTGCAAAAAGATGGTTACAAACTGGTTAAGTTCAGTGAGTGGTTCAAGGACAAAGCAACTAAATTGTACTCCAAGCAAATTAAAGATATTGCGGTATGGTGTAAAATAAGGGAGGCTGCTGTACTTGAACTAGCTATGGAAGACGGTAGCAGAACCAATGGATACCGCAAATGCAACAAGACAGAACAACTAATGTCTGCCCATCTGTTAAACATCTATGGTAAGGGTTTTGCTAAAGAAATTAATGATAAAGATTTGGTAGAAGCACTAGAATCATATATCACTCTATATGCTATATCCAATTTTAATCAGCCGACATTAGCTAAACCTTTTAATAACCAAGAAGTATTGGATATTATTGAGGATAAACTGGTCGAATGTGGACTGCCACCAGTTGACCCATCACGTTTGTCAACTATTAAGTCTAGGTTAAACAAGGCCATAGAGGCCGAAAATGAACTGACAAGGGCTGGCATTGGAGATATAGTGTCAATGGGCGATCTTTTAAAACAATTCGATTGTGAGTCAATTTTGAAGGCCTTGCCGAGTATCCATGATATTCGTAAGAAATTCAAACAGGGACTTGACAGATCACCAATGCTCAAGTATACTATAGGTATCGGAGATCAAGATTTGGAGATGAAAGACGCAAAACCAGACGGCACAATCATGCGAATGGCTGATGACAACCGATATGGTTCAATGCTCTCAAGTGTTAAGAATGTTGATCGGGACGATGTTAAGAATAGTTTTGGACTTTAATTTCACAGGAGTAAATGATTATGAGTGTACCTTTTATGTTTGTTGACGGAAATTTGACAGTAATGCTGAAGGGCAAAGCCTATCAGGTTCTTCCAGATCACGTTAACTATGAGAACATTTTGGAAGTTCTGCCAACTGCAACGGAAGACGAGTTGGTGGTACTGGTTGACCTAGAAGCATCGGTTGAAGCCTACTCTTCTGGTCAGGTAGTAATTAAGGATGGCAAGGTGCTACATGCAGGTGAAGAAGTGCATGGAAGTGTAGCCAAGCGAATCCTAGAGTTTATGAGTAAGGGTCTGCCGTTTGAGCCTCTTGTAAACTTTTTAAATAATGCAATGGAAAATCCAAGTATGCAGAGTCAAAGAGAACTCTACGATTTCTTGGAGCATGAGAATCTGCCAATTACAGAAGACGGTTGTTTTCTGGCATACAAGGCAGTAAGCAAAGACTTCAAAGATAAATGGCGTGGAGTCTTTGATAATCAAGTAGGTAGTGTTTGTGAGATGCCGAGAGCAAAAGTAGACGACAATAGAAGTGTCGGCTGTTCGCAAGGACTACATGCTGGAGCGTTGAACTATGTTGCAAACTATGGCAGCGTAGATAACAATGATCGAATCGTTATCGTTAAGATAAACCCAGCAGACGTTGTAAGTGTTCCTAGTGATTGCAACTGCGAGAAACTAAGAACCTGCAAGTACGAGGTTGTTGGTGAATACCAAGGCGAACTGCCAAAACCTTTGTATAAGGCTGAATTTGAGGAGGACGAATACCATGATGAAGAGGATATTAACGCAAATGGCGATCCAAGATGGTACTCTCCTGCTTACTGGGATTCGTTTGATGAGTACGACGAAGACGACGAAGATTATGATGATGACGACTGCTTCTAAAGAAGCAATGTACATTCTGGTGAAGCAGGGTGGGTTCGATTCCCACCTGTACTTTTAAAAGAAAGGTAGAATTATTATGAAAGACCCAGAACATAATGAGTTTGATGACGATGAATACAACTACTATCCACAAGAAGGCTACGATGATTTCTTTAAAGAGTTTGGTAAGATGACTCCTGAAGAAATGAATCAGAAGTGGAATGATTGGATAGAAGACGTATTAGATGAACTACTTTTTGATGGCTCGTCCATCACATTCAATCCAAAGTTTCCTGTGAGTGGTTCACCCAATGGTGCAGAGGATCAACCTCCTCTGTACCTTGGAGTGAATCATAACGGAGAACCAGTATGGAAGAACTTTTGGTTTAAGGATTGGGGTCTGTATGGTGAATGGAAAAGCCATATGATAGAACACAGTGCATATATTTTAAAAGAACCTGAGTACTATAGAAATCTTTACGAGCTTATGAATTGAGGTAATTATGTCAGATGATTATGAAGAACAATTTGTTATTGATAAACTCGGAGACTTTTTACAAGCAACAAGAGTTTGGGTATATGGAATATTTGGTTCAATGCACGATAAAGACTCTAGTGAAATACTCAAATACAGATACGATGATCTTGATGAAGAGGAAAAACAAGAGATAAATGAATACCTAACTTTAAAAGAAGTAACTACTATATCAAAAGACTACATTCGATTTGACAAAAGGGATAAACGGTTTATAATTGGAGTACATGAATACGAAAAGTTGGTACAAGATATCACTGGCAGGTTAGTCAGTAATTTGATGAATGGCCTAGTCGCCAAGGGACAGCTTGAGTGTGCTTTCGATGATGAACAGCAAGACTTTATTTTTTGGAAACCAGAAAAGGACGGACAAGATGAAGAACAACAGGAAAACATTTAACGAACAGAAGCCCAAGAGGTTTGAAGGACATCTAGTATACGCATGTCCTGAATGTGAGTGTGATAATTATATAACCTTGTCAGAAGCCATGACAGAAGGCTTTATGATTGTTTGTCCTGATTGCAACTCTATATTGCGACCTCAGTTCGTTACTAAAATGAAAGTCTACTATGATGATAAGAAGGTTCCTCCTGTACCAGAACAAACACCAAGACAAACTCAACCAGTATTTAATACTCCCGAGTCTAGGCCTGAGAAGTCTGAGCCTATGCCTAAATTAGAAGACTTTGATCCTAGTAATAATAATATAGTTCCTGATCATGACTATATGCAGGATTCTAAGTTTACTCCACTAGAAAACACTTTTGAAATTAATGTGTTGACAGATGAGCAGATATATGCTATAACTGAATCAGTGAAGGTTTTGAAAAAGTACGGTTACAGTGCAGGAGTAGCAAGTAAGCTAGCCTCTGATTGTATGAGAGAAAACTGTGCTGACCTTACGATTGACAAGAAGAAATTACTTGAACTGGTTCTCAGGAAAGAAGGAGCAAAACTAAATGAATAATCTACGACCAACAAATTTTGAAGATGTAATTGGACAAACAGATGTTAAAGAACGTCTGAGCATTATGATTGCAGGATGCAAAGATGGAGAAGTTATGCCTCATACATTGCTTGATGGCCCACCGGGTTTAGGTAAAACTACTTTGTCTAATGCTATTGCTAATGAGTTAGGTGTAAAGATTCATACTCTAAATGCTGCTACGATCAGAAACATTAAGAGTCTTATACCTTACCTCATGAGTGTAGAACGTGGCAGTATCGTATTCATTGATGAGATTCATCGTCTGCCTACTCTTGTCGAAGAGTTCCTGTATCCAGTGATGGAGGACTTCAGGCTTGATATCATGCAGGAGAATGAAGATGAAGGTATTGACATTCCTCCGTTTTGCATGATCGGTGCAACAACCAATGGAGGTAGTCTAACCCAGCCGTTTTATGATAGGTTTGTAATTAAAGAACATCTACAGTTCTATACACCTAGTGAGTTAGCTAATCTAGCTAGGTCGAATGTAAAGAGGATGGGACTTGACGAACTGACTGATGAGGAGTTACTAGATATTGCTAAACGTAGCAAGGGTACTCCTAGAGTTCTAAATGCTAGGCTTCAGTGGTACAAGAGTTACGTGCAGTTCCATCAACGTAAGGACGATGTTGAGGCCATATTCAATAAGCAAGGTATTGATAAGAATGGGTTTGATATTAATGATCGTAAGTACATTGATGTGTTACAGAAGAAGTTAGGTCAACCTATGGGTATCAAAAGTATTGCTACGATGTGCGGTATCTCTGAGGATACTATATCAAATAGCATTGAACCGTATATGATTAGAATGGGTTTTGTTGTTAGAACGCCTAAAGGACGGGTGTTAGGCAAAATCAGATAAAAACCTTGTCGGGGTGTATATACTCATACGAACAGGAGGTGATGTATGATGAAGAAAACTATAGCCTTTGTACTGGCTTGTTTGATTGGTGGCACAGCATATGCTAAACCGCCAGTGTTTATGAATAATTATGAGAGTGCTGTAAAAGTTAGCAACGATCTAGGTATAGATATACTGTTAGTCTTTTCAGCAGATTGGTGCAAATATTGTAAGATGCTTAAAAGAGATTTATCTGCTAGCGTTAGCAAAGATGAACTTCAAGACCTTATAATCTGTACAATAGATGTAGATAATAATACCTCAATGAAAAGAAAATATGGTGTGGGAGCAATCCCTGATTCAGTATTCATGTCAGAAAATAAAATCAAATCAAGAAAGAAGGGCTATAACAGTTTAAGCGGTTATCTAAAATGGCTTAAATCTAATAGGTGATATGGAAATACCAATATATGTTATATCTTATTTGTTTGTGTTTACTATGGGTTTTGTTGGGGGCGTTTATGTCACTAAAACAAATGCCTCATCGGATAAGCCCAGAAGTTTTTTCGACAAACAAAAAGAAGTTGAGCAAGCGAGAAAGCATAATGCAATTAATATCGACGATACTAAAGTTGTATTAGATAAGCATATCGCTACAGACAATTTAGAAAAGAAATTTGATTCTCTTGGTAAAACCAAGACATCAAAAGATAACACGCAGTCAGCAATTAGTAAACTAAAAAATATGAAAGGTAAATAATTATGGTAGGGCTTGACGTAGGCACGAGTTTTATTGTTCTGTCACAATACGATGGAGACAACATTAAATTCAAAGATTTTAGAGATGCGTTTTATATTATTAAACCATCTACTCCTATAGCAAATAAAATGATTGAAAAAGGTTTGGCAGGCAAAGTGTTTGTCAAAGATGAGGACGGTTCGTTTATTCTTTTAGGTTCTGATGCTATCGACAAAGCAGTAGAACGAAACGAAACGGCTCGTCGCCCTATGCACAGAGGAGTAATCTCTGTAAAAGAAAAAGAAGCCAAGCGTGTGCTAGCATACATTTTAAAAGAAGTAGTCGGTCAGGCTGAAACTAAAGGCGAGAAACTGGTATACTGTGTTCCTGCACAACCAGTGGATCAAGAAGATGAGGACTTTGATGTAGGCTTCCACGAAGACACGGTACAAGCTATCCTTGCAGAAGTTGGATATGACGCGAGGTCAGTGAATGAAGCAGAAGCATTGTGTTACGCTGAGTTAGAAGATACGGACTATACTGGCATCGGAGTTAGTTGCGGTGCAGGCATGACTAATGTTTGTGTTATGCTCAACGGTGAACCAACAGTAGTCTTTAGTACCACAAAGTCAGGTGATTGGGTTGACCGCATGAGTGCAGTTGCCACAGGTGAACCTGATAGTGTTGTACAAGTAGAGAAAGAGGGCGGTGGTTTTAAAGTCGGTGAAGCTAATGACAATCCGGTTTTAAGTGCTGTTGCTTCTTACTATGAAAGACTTATTGATTATACTGCTAAACAATTATCCGCAGCGTTAGATGGTCACAAATCTTTACCTAAGTTTAAAGACGACATCAAGATTGTTGTTGCTGGTGGCACATCGAGGGCTGAAGGTTATGTAGAAAAGCTAGAGGAAAAATTGAAAGAGTCAGGGTTTCCTCTTGATATTAAAGTCGTGAAACATGCAGACGATCCATTACATTCAGTATCGAAAGGTTGCTTGATTGCTGCAAGTCTTCTGGATTAATTATGAAAAACATTAGATTTCCAAAATCAAAATTAGCAACTGAATTATTAACAGGTTTATCTGGTATTGAGATCGGAGGGTCAGCACATAACTCCTTCGGTCTCGATACTCTTAATGTTGACTACACTGATAGCATGGACACAGTATTTAAAGACGCAGAAAGAGATATGTGTGGAGAGGCTATGTCAGTTGATATCATTGCCTTTGGAGACGACCTGCCTTTTGCAGATAGTGAATTTGACTTTGTGATTAGTTCTCATGTGATAGAACATTTCTGGTGTCCTATAAAAGCAATAAAAGAATGGCACAGAGTAACAAAGAAGGGTGGATATATCTACATTGTATGTCCACATAAAGATAGAATATTTGATAAGAATCGTCCTGTGACAGACTCAGCAGAAATCAGGGCGAGAGAAGGAAAGCCTATGCCTGAATGCGAAGACCCGTATATACACTGGTCAGTGTGGACTACACAGGCCTTCGTTAAACTGTGCAAAGATATGGGTTGGAATATTCACACAGTTCAAGAAGTAGACGACAAAGTAGGCAACGGCTTTACCGTAGTACTACAAAATATTTAATTAGTGCATTATTAGTTTGATGCCACCACTAACACATACTTGTTGTATAGTACTTCTACAACCCGAGCGAAGGCCCCAGCTATAAGGATGGCTATCAGACTTGTTGGAAAAATTAGCATGGTGTCCTGTGTACTTGTCTCTTTCGTCCGTTGATTCTCCAGCAGCGATGCCATAGGTTTCGATTTCTTTTATATTCAGCATAAATGCTCTTACAAACTGAACTGCTCTGGGGCCACTACTCCCGATGACTTTACTTGTGTAACTGCCATCATGACGATTTAAATTTATATAAGGAATATAAGTCCCTTTAAATTTAGCAGTTGAAAGAATGTCCGCAACAGTAGTATGATCAATTTTTTGCTTACTCCAGTCTTTGCCGTTTGCGTTCACTACTAATCCTTTGTGTGGTATCGCTGGAGTCGCAACATATTTTAATGAGCCTAAAGATGTAAAATCACTAAAAAATTCTACATCTTGGCACAATAATATATCAGGATTAATAAGAAAATCTACAGCATGATTCACTCCCATTAGTAAAGTTTTTTTATTTGGTTTACTTATTGGTTGAAAAGTTGGGCCTTTGCCAACAATTATAGCCTTTGTGTATTGATCAAACATATGGGGATTAAAATTATTATCTAAGATTATGTTCATTAGTATTTCCTTTCAAGTTTTTACACAGGGCTTCTGAGAAACTAAAATCAAAAGCAGTATCAATGTCTACTGCCTCTATCTCATTGCATGGATAAAAGAAGCAGTTGTCTCCAACCACATACTTTTTCTCTATTGCTTTCTTTGTTTTAATGATACAACATCCAAAGGTCAGGTTGTTTACAATTTGTAAATCTTGACTATTAGGTGGAGTATCTAAAGAAAAGTTGACAGGTTTACCATCCATGAAATAGAAATCTTTATTAACTCCAACAGAAGCTACAGAGTCATAGTCGTGACTATTATAGAACTCTATCATCTCTGTCATCTTCTCTCTACCCATGAAAGGAGACATAGGAGAAGCGTAGATCAGTGTTTCTGTATCAATATCTTTAAAAAGACTATACATGAAGTCAGGCACTTCCGTTGTCGAAAGTGCATACTTCTCATCTCTCTTAACGAAGACAACTCCGCTAAGATGTTTTACAGCATCTATGATCTCTTCTGAGTCTGTATTAACAATTACATAATCAATTAAGTCTACAGCCAGCAGTTGCTCAACTTTGTTAGCTATCAAAGAAGTCTCACACCAAGGTATAATATTCTTTTTAGGAACTCGTTGAGAACCGATTCTAGCTGGAACTATTGCAGCTATATTACTCATTCACTACCTCTTTAGTTACATCTTTACTATAAAAACAAATGTGCTTATCGTCTATCTTTTCGATAAGGCTTATTACGTCTTTATCTTTATGACTGTTGCAAATCTCTTTGATATAGTCAGGGTGTACTTTCTTAGCACCAGCAACCATATACAAGAAATCTTTAACATAGTCAGGGAAATGCTTACTAAAGAAGTTGTACATTGTACGAATGTAGCCATAATCACAATCTGATCTAAGCATCAGAGTCTCAGTTCTCAGATTGCCTAATGCTCTACCCATACCGTGTAGACAACTATCAATATAAGTGTAACCTAAATTTGAAGCTATCATGCTTTTCTCATAAGCGTTTTCTAGATTATTATGGGTGTGTAACCCGATAGTTCCTCTATACTGCTTTTTCAAAACGTCTGTTAGAGAATGTAGTTCTGCTACTGTAAAGCTACCAAACGTGTCTGCAATATATAGACACTGGAATGGAATATCTTTGATGAACTTAACTATCATCTCTATCTCGTCTTCTGTTATAAGATCGCCACAAGGCAAATTAAGAGTCACGTTGTAACCCTTGTCTATCAGTTGTCTTGCAACTACAGAAGCCTCTAAGACTTTCTCTGGACTGAAACCAGATACAGTCTCACCATTTACTTTGTAACTTCTTGGGATAAGTATTCTAACAAGACTGATCTTGCTATCTTTTCTATCGCGGAAGTCTTCTAGGTCGAAACCACCTAGCTTAACCATGACTGCGATCTTGCAGCCTTGATAATGAGAGTATATCCTGTCTATGTCACTGTCTAAGCAGTGAGCCCATTTTCCTTTGGTCGGAGCATACTTTGGATTACCTTTAAAGCCAATCTCAAAATAATCGAACCCCAACTCTGTAACAGTTTTGTATGAGTCAATAACAAACTCATCTGTAAACTGCCAATCATTTAAATAACCACCATCACGAATGGTACAATCTAAAAGTTTCATAATGCACCTCCAATAAAAACCAAAAAAACCAACTACTATTAATTACACCGGCAAAAAAATTTTCTATATCCACAACAAGTAACAAGACAACCATTGTTTTATTCGTGTTTATGTTTCTAGTTATTAAAAATATCCAAAAAACGAAAACAGTAATATCTAACAACAGCTACTATAGTTCCGGCAAGCAAGGTGTATATAATAATATAACAAACATCTATGACGGTAGACCCCTGTTGTTATATCAGGCTCATTATTTCCCAGTTGGTTGGGTTTAATAAACCCTGTTGTTGTGAGTGAGATTTTATAACGGGTCTGCCGTTTTTGGTGTATCTCTAGTTAGATTAATTTACTTTTGGGTTTAGTACTATGTTATTTAAGCGAGAATTGAGATACGCAGCACGTTCTTCAAAATGGCCTGCGTTACGTAAAGAACATTTAAAAGAGCAACCGGTATGTCAGGCTTGTGGTTCAGATAGAAAACCAGAAGTCCATCATATCGTTCCTGTCCATCTTGATCCATCTCGTGAATTAGACCCTTCTAACTTAATTACTCTTTGTGATAAGTGGTGTCACTTTGTTTTTGGTCATTTATTAAACTATCAAAGTTGGAATAAAGACGTTGTAAGAGATGCTCGTATATATCTTGACAAGATACGTACTCGCCCATATAAAACAAAGGAGGGTAACAACTATGAGGCTTTTGATTGGTATTCTGCTGCTGTTTATAACAGTTCAGCTAATGACCCCGACTAGTGGTATCGCAGGAACTAGACTTCCCAGTGTACCTGATTCAAAATATTTAGAATACGGAAAGAAACATAAGTGTGTTTTACCCATTCAAGGTATAATGTCTAACGATCTTAATAGTACCTTTAGAGGTTCTTGTATTTTAATCTCTCCTAAATACATAATAACCGCTGCCCATGTAGTAGCAGGAAGTTTGTCGCAGAATGTAATCTTTAACAATAAAATAGTCCCCGTCAGCATAATTGCTATACATTCAGATTGGAAGTATGATAAAACAGGAGTAGCTGATATAGCAGTTGGCAAATTAAGCAAACCAATAAACTTAGATTTTTATCCTGAACTATATACTGAATCAGATGAGATGGGTAAAGTTTGCAGTATGGCAGGGTATGGACATCACGGAACATTTAAAACCGGCTGGAAACCTTTTGATAACAAGAGGAGAGCAGGTTCTAATATTGTTGCTGATATGTATAAAGAGTGTCTGCTTGTTAAATCAGATGATGCACATACTACCCTAGAATTTTTAATAGCACCCGGAGATAGTGGAGGTGGGATGTTTATAGACCAAAAGCTAGCTGGTATCAATTCTTTCATAATGGCTACAGATGGCAAAGGAGACTCAGATTATGGTGACGATGCTTGCTTTACTAGAATTAGCAAATATATTCCTTGGATTAAATCAGTGAAAGAACAAATAGAGATTATAGATAAATTAACACCTGAACAAATTGCAACAATACAAAAAATACAGAAAGAGAGAGTGAAAAGTGAGAAGAAGAAATGATTGTGGTCTATTACCATATATTAGAGAAGATATCTATGGTCTTAATTTAGGTTCTGCACAGTTGATTCCGTGGGCATTAAATGAATTTGATATACCATCTTGTTGGAATGTGACTGAAGGAGGTGGTGTACGAGTCGCAGTTATAGACACTGGATGTGATCTTGAACACCCCGATCTGCATGAGAATCTAGCTTTACCCGGATATTGTGCCATAGAACCCGGAACGTATCCTTCTGACCATAATGGTCACGGAAGTCATGTTGCAGGCACTATTGGTGCTGTTGCCAATAAATACGGAGTAGTAGGAGTTGCACCTAAAGTTAAAATTATACCAATAAAAGTATTAGGTGATAATGGTATGGGTAATAATAATCATGTTGCTGATGGAGTCAGAGCAGCAGTACAATTAGATGCAGATTTAATTACTATGTCATTAGGTTCTCCTCATCATTCTCCTAGATTAGAATCAGCATTAAAATATGCTCATGATCATGGAATAGGAATATTCTGTGCTGCTGGTAATAGTGGTAATCATAAAAAAGTTAATTATCCTGCCAGTTCTAGGTATACGGTGGCTGTTGGTTCAGTAGGTAGAAGATTAAATGTCTCTAATTTTAGTTGCACAGGAGAAACTTTAGATTTTGTTGCTCCGGGTGAAGACATAATCTCTTGCGTCCCTGAAGGTTATGCTAGATTAAGTGGCACTTCAATGGCTACTCCTTATGTAGTTGGTATTGCTGCTTTAACTTTGTCATATCTCAAGGGCATGAGCAAACCTTTGCCTAAAACTTCTGACGATTGGGTAGTGCTTCTTAGTAAAAACTGCCAAGACTTACCTGATATAAAGCACCGTAATCCTAATTACCAAGGAAATGGCATTCCTTCACCTGTCTTTGAATAACTCTTAGACAGTAGTAAGCAATTATTTACACCCGATGTAACATCATAAACTTTTTAGGCCTCCTTGTCAAGTTTTTAATTTCTTATTTTCCCTACTTAAAAAAACTACTTGTAAAAAAAAGACTTGACAACAAGGACAATGCGTATATAATAGTATGTATTCACTAATAGAGAAAGGGTGAAGATGTTTAATGAAGATTTAGAAGACCGTAAAGATGTTAGGCGTGAGCATATTCAAAGCAAGAAGTCTCATGTAAACACTAAGGATGCAGAGAAGAAAACCCAGAAAAAAATAAACAGACAGTATAGAAACCGTAAGGTAGATTTAGAGCAAGAAGAAAAATGGGAAAATTGGAAACAAGAATATAAGTAACATGCACACTAAAAAAGATCAAAGATTTGATAACCGAAGTAAGGATACCTTCAAGAAAGATATATACTTTGGTACAGCAATCGAATCCTATTGGTGGGACAAACTGGTGGTGGAAGCAGAGCGTCGTAATGGCTTTGGTTTTGATCGTCATAGAAGTAACGGCTGCGGCAACGATGGTCGCTATTTAAAGACCGGGACTAACACAGGTGGTGCTGACTACTGGGCTGACGGCTGGGTATTTGACCAAGTATTTAGTCATGGCATAGAAGTCAAATGGGTTTCATCTCCCGGTAGAATTACCCTTAAAAAAGCAGACGTTAACTGCTATCTAAAAGAAGGCTCAGGACTGTATATTATTCAGAACATTGATCGTAATATAGATTTAAGAAAGCCTAAAGGAAATCATAATATTGAAACACATCTCTCAAGACTTGACAAGGCTTGTGCCGATGGTAAGATTGTATGGAGTCTTATGCTGGCGAACAACTTTGCCTGCATGATGGATGAGTTTACTGATTATCGTCCAATTAAATATATGGGTAATAAACAAGGTGTTGTTATTCAAGATGATGATTGGATACGTTACGCAAGTGTATCGGGAGCATTTTTCAAATGAAATACATCGAAGAGCTAGAGGCTGGAGAACTATTTGTTATAGATAAGAAGAAATATATTATAAGTGCAGACTTTAAATCTAGCGGTAGCAGGATGGCAGTCTCTCTGAATACTGGACAGGTACAATGGTTTAAGCCTGATTCTGTCTGCCAGATTCAAGACCTGTATTATAGAGATGAAGAAAATAATATACTTTTAGTTAAGGAAGAACCACCACTTTCAGTAGAAGCAGCAATTAGAAAAGTAAATCCACAGAGGTTTCCATAATGAGCGTACCATTTCATATTAAATTAAAGAACTTTTTTAAGTCTCTATGGTTTCACATAGGGGCAGGATTACCTAAGTGTACACAGGAACAAATAAATTACAGATTTTCCATTTGCAAAAATGAATGTGAGTGGTATAATAAGGAAGACAGCAGTTGCCTCCAGTGTGGATGCAATGTGAGTGAGAAGAAAATTTTTATGAACAAACTGGCATGGGCAGATCAACAATGTCCTGTAGACAAATGGTACAAAATAACAAAATAACAAAGCGAACAACCAGAAGAAACACTCCTCAGCACTCGTTTGTTGTGGAGAAGTCTGCTGATATATTTGATGCTGCTAAAAATGAAGTTGAAGGCAAAGAGTACGGCACAAGTATCATGATTCCTCATGTGTGCAACAACGTCAATGCTTTCGGTGCAGGGTTTGCTAGTGCTGTAGCTAAAAGACATTACGAAGTAAAAGCTAATTTTCATTTACTTGGACGTTCTGCCAAGATGGGACAAGTACAATACGTTACAGTTTATACTGAGCCAAAATATCAATACAAAATAATCTTTGCTAATATGATAGCACAAAATAGAATATACCACCCAGAAACAAATTCGCGTCCTCTTAATTATGGGGCCTTGACATATTGTATGATGGATGTTAAAATGACAATTAAGAAGATGATGTACAATGAAGACCAAACCAAGTTCAAGATTTTTGCTCCAAAGTTTGGCAGCGGTCTTGCAGGAGGCAACTGGGATTTCATTGCGGACTTGATTGATGATTGTTGGTCAGAATTTGGTGTTAGTGTATTTCTTGGAAAGGATTGATTATGACTATTTCAATGGGAATTGTTTGTTTTTTAATGATTGTTTATTTTATGAGCCTGTCGATTGAGACATCAAGAGCACTTGGTGTGTGTCGCAATCTAGAGGTGAAGAATTACGATAAGCAAAACGAGTCTATGTATATGTACTTTGCAATGCACGAAGATTGAAAGGAAGAAAATGGCTAGACTTAAAGGACAAAGAGTATATTTAGCTGGTGCTATGGACAGGGTATTAGACAGAGGTATAGGATGGAGAAAAGAAATAACTCCGTTTCTACAAAACCTTGAGGTTACAGTGTTTAATCCGTTGACTAAACCAACAGAAGTGGGGATGGAGGATGTAGAAACACATGCTCACAAAACCAAGCTAAAAAAATCCAAAAGGTATGACGAGATGGCCCATCTTATGAAAACGATAAGGTCAGTAGATTTAAGGCTCGTTGACATAAGCGACTTCTTAGTTGTCAACTTGGACTTAAATGGTCATCCTTGCGGAACATATGAAGAAATTTTTTGGGCTAACAGACAGAAGAAGCCTATCATTATACATATGGTACAAGGTAAGGAGAATGCACCTGATTGGCTTTTTGGAACGATACCTCACCAGCATATTTTCTCAGATTGGAATGATGTTTATGGATATCTAGAACATGTCAATCTTGCAGAAAATGTCAACAACTATAACAGATGGTACTTTTTTACAATATAGGAATAAATTATGGACAGTCTTATTACATTGACAGAGAGTGAATTTGCCTCTTTTGATAGCGTTGCATACGAAGAATCAAGAGTAAAGGTCGGAAAGTCTAGAGTTCATGGTCGTGGAGTTATGGCTACTGAAACTATTTTAGCCAATGAATTAGTAGAAAGGTTTCCTCTCGTTCCTCTCGCATTTCGTATTAGGTATCAGGGAGACCCGATGTTGTTGAGTTCAACACTGATCCATACTACTTGTCCTTGTGAAGAATGCAAACAGCATGGATGGAAAATGTATATGCAGGGTGGTAATGGAATGTTCTATAATCATCAAGATACTAATAATGCTGTTGTAAGAGTTCATTGGGATATGCTATATGTAGAAGTCAAAGCAATAGCTCCAATACCCGCAGGCACAGAAGTCTATATAGACTATGGTAATAATTATCCTTGGGAAGTGTCAGGAATTGAAAAGGTGACTATAGAAAGTAGCCAGCAATGAAGATAGTTGACGAACTAAAATTAGATTTTGATGATGTATTGATTAAACCTAAGAGGTCTAGCCTCAGTACTCGTTCAAATGTGCATCTTAATAGAGATTTTATATTTAGGCATTCACCGAGAAAACTAAGGTGCATACCTCTGATTGCTGCAAACATGGACACCACTGGTAGCATGATGATGGCTCGTCAGCTAACTAAAGAAGGTGGACTAGTAGCACTCCACAAACACTACCATCCTGATGAATATATAAACTTCTATATGAAGGCACATTCATTAGAATATCCAGCATCACATTCTTTTTTCTCTATCGGCACAAAAGATAAAGATATGCTAAGATTAGTCAAAGTATTTGAAGCCCTCGACGAATATCCAAATATTTGTGTAGATGTTGCAAACGGCTATAGCGAAGGTTTCGTGCAAAAGCTAGCAGAAATCAGACAACAATACCCAAAAAGTATTATCATGGCTGGCAACGTAGTGTCTCCAGAAATGACAGAAGAATTAATACTACATGGTAAAGTTGATATAGTTAAAATAGGTATAGGATCAGGCAGCGTCTGTACAACTAGACTAAAAACTGGCGTTGGATATCCTCAACTATCAGCAGTAATGGAATGTGCTGCTGCTGCACATGGGCTAGGTGGTCATGTTTGTAGTGACGGAGGCTGCAAAACTCCTGCTGATGTATGCAAGGCATTTGGTGCTAACAGTGATTTTGTAATGTTGGGTAGTATGCTTGCAGGCACAGACTGCTGTGAAGGCAAATGGAATCTTGAATACTTTCAGAAGACCATTAAAGATAACAAAATAACAGAAGAGTGGGTCAGTGAAGACCCCGGCTTTGAAACTAAGACAAGAAAAAAGAGTCTTGTTTTCTATGGCATGAGTAGCAAAACGGCACAGGATAAGCACAACGGAGGTTTATCAGCCTACAGAACCAGCGAAGGTAGGACTGTAGTAATACCTTACAAAGGCAGCACAGAAGAAGTGATGTCGGATATTTGTGGAGGTCTAAGAAGTTGCGGAACATACATAGGTGCAGATTGCATTAAAGATTTTGGAAAGAAGACGATTTTTATTAAGGTTAAAAATACTCATAACAGGATATACGAATGAACATACATATAAATTCACCTATCGGTGGCACTGGATACGGCGTTGCTAGTTTTAATATCTTGAAAGGTCTATCACAACTACCAGAAACAAATGTCTCACTATCTGTAATAGGTAGCCCTCATTTAGATAATCAAAACGATGTTGAGTATGTACAAGAAGCACTTAATAATTCTGTCTCTGTAGATTATAAAGCAGCTACATTAAAGATATGGCATCAATTTGATTTGCTTAATAGGCCGGGAAGAGGCAAGTACTTTGCATTGCCATTTTACGAAGTTGATACCTTAGACGAGAGAGAAAAGCATCACCTCGGTTTTCCTGATCATCTTATTGTTTCTTCTAAGTGGGCTAAAGGAGTCCTAAAAGAAAATGGTATTAAAAAACGTGCTACTGTCGTACCAATGGGAGTAGATAGTGTCATGTTTAGTCCTCAAGAAGTAACTATAAATAAGCCTAACTATATATTTTTAACAGTAGGGAAATGGGAAGTAAGGAAAGGACATGACGTAATACTAGAATGCTTTAACAAGGCGTTCAAAGAAACCGACAATGTAGAATTATGGATGGCAACATCCAATCCGTTTCTGAATCAAGAGGAAGTGGGCAAGTGGACTAATTTAGTAGAGTCATCACCTCTCAAGAATAAAATTAGGCTATTCCCAAGATTTCCAACACATGAAAAGATAGCAGAACTGATGTCGTATTCTGACTGTGGACTGTATCCATCTAGAGGAGAAGGATGGAATTTAGAACTGCTGGAACATATGGCTATGAACAAGCCAGTGATAGCAACTAATTGGTCGGCACACGAAGAGTTTTGTACTAAGAAAAATTCAAGACTCATAGACGTTACTGAAAAAGAACTAGCATATGATGGAAAATGGTTTTTTGGTAAGAGTAGTTGGGGAAAAATCGGTCAAAATCAAAAAGACCAACTCATTAGCCATATGCAAGAGGTTTATAATACAGGCATAAAAACCAACCCAGCAGGCGTTGAGACAGCCAAGAAGTTTTCATGGAAAAATACTGCTGAAAATCTTTTAAGGTGTATGTCGTAAATAAGACCAAAATATAAAACAATAGGGAATAACCATGCCTTCACCAAAAATAAAACCCGGAGAAAGTAAACAAGCGTTTGTCAAAAGATGCATGGCTGACCCTACATTGAAAAAGGAAAATCCAGAACCAAATAAGCGTCTTCCTATATGTCTAGCAGCATGGGAAGATAGCCTTTCTCTATTGGAGAGAGTGACCAACAACTTAATAAAGCCAGATTGTTTTGAAGATTTTTTTGATCCAGAAAATTTAAACTGGGACGAGGAAGAAAATGATTTTACTGATGCTGCTGAATATCAAGGCAGAAAAGTACAGCTAGGTAAACCTTTCTTAACTCCTGATGGGCCTAAGAAGCGTAGCGTATACGTAAAAAACGACAAAGGTAATGTCGTCAAGGTCAATTTCGGAGACCCTAATATGAAGATCAAAAAAAGCGATCCTGCAAGACGCAAATCGTTCAGAGCAAGACATAATTGTAGCAGTCCCGGCCCACGCTGGAAAGCACGATACTGGAGTTGTAGAGCATGGTGATTTTCCTCAAACCCGTTTGGTAAATTATGGATTTAATAAATGCTGTTAGAAAAAATTTAAACAAAGCGAAAGACATTGATGATATTCGCTATATTTCTGGTTATGATTATAATCAGTCTGTACATCGTCATATAACTTTCCCAGAATTAAAAGGCTTGGATTTATTTTCCATTATTCCTGAACCATACAAAAACTCTAGCAAAGAAACTGAAGCCGAGTTGAGAGAGGTAGTTTCTAACACAAAAGCATTATCCAAGTCTGATAAACTTAAAGAATTTACTACAAAAGTTGACAAAGAACCATTGTTTATTTATCAGCCAGTTTTAGACAGACTAGGTATCAGGTTTCCAGAAGGTAAATTTTTGTCGCTGTATTATAATTCAGTATACGACATTCTTGACCACTTGAAACATTACTATAACAGACCTAGACCTACACAGTTAATGAAATATTATGACATGGAAATCCCTGTTATGGTAACTAGTACTCACCAAACACCAGCATATCCTAGTGGTCACACCGCTTACGCTGCTCTGGCTAGTGCCGTTTTATCTGACAGGTATCCAGAACATACTAAAATATTTAATGACCTTGCAGATCAGGTCGGAATGGCTAGACAATATCAGGGAGTACACTATCCTTCGGATAGTTCTGCTTCTATTAAATTGATCAAAGCTATTTATCCTAAATTAAAAGAATATTACGAGGAGCAAACTAATGAATTATAAGAAGATGTTCGCATGTATGCAAGACTCTATCCAAAATACGAACGAAGACAAGACAGCTTTTGCTGTAGGAGACAGAGTAAAGAATGTAAACCCTGAATGTATACACTACGGTAGTCGTGGCACAGTAATAGGAGTTTCATATCTCCCTAATGAAATGGGTAAAGTTGTCACATACGAAGCAAGTAATACAGGAGATAATTGGACTATTGGACAACCCATAACAAAAACAGAAGTACAACTTGAACATGACAACCCCAACTTAGCTAGCGAAAATGAATATAAAGAAGATTTTATTCAGATGAATATTGGTTCATTAAATGCTATTATGTCTAAATCCCAAGAAATAATTAAGGCTCTAAGTCAAGAAAATGTAAAAGAGAACTTGACAGAAGCATGGTTACAGGGTAAAATAGCTATAACGGAAGACTACATGAAAACTATTCATGATTTTGTAATGTACAATCCGTCAGATGACGATACTACAGAAGGGGCAGACCGTCCCGGTTTGTGGGAAAACATTCGACGTAAGAAAGAAAGAGAAGGCAAAAACTATCGACCTGCCAAACCGGGAGACCCAGATAGGCCAACTAAAGATGCTCTGAAGAAGTCGCAGACTCCTTCGGAAGATAAGAAGAAGAAGAAGAAGTAAATAACAGTTTTAGATTTTGGACGACTAACTTTTAGGAAAGAGGATGATTATGGAAAAATACGAGAATCTCAGTGTGTACTTAGGTCTTGCTAAAAAGACTATTTCTAAATTTGCTCCGCAGTTTTATTCAGGTTTACGAATGGAACTGCTGAACAATGACGATGCAGTATCGGACGTTGCTCATGCTATCATGCAAGCGGATTGGAAATGGGACGCTAACCGTAAAGGCCATGAAGGTAGAAGTAAGAGTAGATACTCATACAGAAACCAGTGTGCTATCTGGGCTATAAAGACTTATATTAGTCAAAAGTATAAGAAGAAGAATTGTAACCTGTCTTTAGATAGTGTCATTACAGACGACGAAGGCAGTACATTCGCACAGTCTCTACATGATAATAGTTCTAGTGACCCCTATGTATTGGTGTCAGAAAAAGAACAGTCAGATAATTTGAAGTCAATTATAAACCGTTTGATTTCTTCTGACCTGTTGACAGACAAGCAGCGTCAGCAAATTAAGATGTATTACTTTGAAGATAAAACCTTGTTAGAGATAGGTAATATATTTGGTGTTACTAGGGAGGCTATTCGTCAGAACATTCAGAAAGGAATAAAGAGGATCAGGGCTTATGTTTAAGGTTGAACTAAAGGCAGTTGCAAGTACTTTAAATACTGATGAATTACAACAGTACTTTTTGTCAGACGGCACTTCTAACTTCTTTTCTCCAATGACTTATACGCTACAAGAGTCAGATGTAAACTTAAAATTTGCTCTGGCTAAGTGCGTATCGGATAAGTTGGATATAGATAGTAGTCAACTTCATTCATCATTTTGCGGATTAAATAAAATAGAAAACTGTATAGAAATAATATTCTATATTAAACTATCTACTGATTTTAATCCACCAGAAAAATATTACTTAATACCAAAGTCAATAGCAAGGGAGTCAGAATATGTTAGAAAAGTTGAAGTCTTTATTTAGCAGGAAAAGAGTTCTGAGTGAAGATGATATCAGGCTTGCCAAAAAAATGGCTAGTTTTACAATTAGTGTAAACGTAGACAATACTACAGACCTAGTATATGATTGGCCTGATTGGACCCCAGACAATCAAGCGTCAGCAAAATTAGTCGCTACTAGCTTGGCCCAAGCCTTATTTACATTAACGAATGGGGCTTTAAGCAAAGATATGGTAGATACTTTAATTAGCTATGAATGCTTCAATACTACAGATCAGATGTTTGTAGATACTACTGTGGCAACTTGGGCAAATATGGACAATATGATGAGAGATCAATTAAAAGGTCAAAATACTCCTCTTATAAAACCCAGAGAAGCCTTCAAATAAGGTTGACCTCACGCATCTTGCGTCTATAATAATAAGTACACATATATAACCCAGAGACCCCTTATGAATAATCACAAATTAGTATGGGAGAAGTGGCGTGATCCTTTTGGAGATGACGATCTCAAAGAAGAGATCATGGACAATCAGCAATATGCTGAAGAACAATTTTTAGAAGAAATAGGACTTGAGTCTTTTGAGCATTTCCGTAAGCACTTAGAAGAGGCTGCTGAAAATGACGAGGAAGAAGAAGTTGAAGAACCAGATATGCCTAAAGATACTTTTTCTCCTGCTCCAATAAAAGCAATAAATACTCCTATGGGAATTATACCTTATGCAGAACAAACTGCGTCAGGTAAAATTTTTAATTTTTGGGTAGGGCATACAAACTTCAACATCACTGAACCAATAGCAAGTATAATAGAATATTGTGCTGGTACAGAATGCTTGGATGTGTTTACACGTTATCGTTTCAGGGTAGGAATAGGTAAGCTGTTTACCGAACGAGATGTCATGGCAGATATCAACAATAGAGTTTTAGCATACCTAGAGAGTAAAGAGGTGGACGTTAAAAATGGTGGTAAATAATAATGACCATGAGATAAGTACTCTACATAATTATAATATAGACATAAGAAACCGTGAAGTATTTTTACATTCTCCTACAGACTATGACGAGGAAAGTGGAGTTGAATACAGGTCTGCTATTACATTTGAAAAGAATGTACGGCACCTTAACCATCTTTCATTAGACCCTATTTTAGTTCACATGCACATTCCCGGTGGTGATTGGCAAGACTGTATGGCTATATATGATACAGTAACATACAGTAAAGCACCAATAGCTATTCTAGCATATGCTAAAGTGGAATCTGCTAGCGGGATACTATTCCAATCCGCACCTCTTAGAGTTATGATGCCTAATGCTAATATGTTAATACATTATGGTTCTCTGGCTTTAGACGCAGAACACAAAGCGGCGATAGCTACATTCGCTTGGTCGCAAAAAGAATCACAAAAAATGATAAATATATTTACGGATAAATGTATGGGAAGTCCTTTAGCAGAATCAAAAAAATGGAAAAAAATGATGGTCAAAAGGCACATTGTTTCTCAATTAGATAGCAAGAGCGATTGGATTTTAGACCCAGAAGAAAGTGTTGACTATGGATTTGCAGATGGTGTACTTGGTAGTAGGAAGTTTCCTAACATAGACACAATAAAATCTGCTCTTAGTAAATCTAAAAAGAAGAGATAATAAAATGTGTGAAATAGAATATGCTAATTATGATTTAGGGTCCAATGACTCTGAAGTTAAAGCAGACATAGCAAACATAAAACATTTAAAGCCAGATATAATATCTGTACTTCCCTACTATATAAAGGGAGTAAAAAATCTAATACCTGACAGTACTAAACTTAGTACAGTAATAGATTATCCGTTTGGTTTGTCTAGCACGGATTCTCGAATCAACGAAATAGAAACATGTATTAAAAATGGTTGCGATATTATAGAAGTAGTAGCACCTTTAACTATGTGCAGTAATAGGAAATATGATAAGTTTAGACAGGATATAAACGCCTGTAGAAACATATGCAATCAAAATGCAGTAGAATGTCGCTATATATTAGAATACAGAATTATGAGTGCAGACCTTATGTACAAGTGTGCTCAAATTCTAGCTGGATTTAACATAGAAACTATCTATGTGTCCACCTCCCATCTTCTAGATTGTATAGCAGATCATATGCTTGCTTGTATATTGACCAATCAAAAAGTGGCTAATATCGAGATTATGGCTGGCGGTCCAGCATGGACAGATAGACAGCTAGAGATACTTTTCAATAACAAAAATAAAATTAAAGGATATAAGTGTACAAATCCGTACTCTCTTGAAAAAATAGTCAATTTCTTTTCCACTTCTTCCACAAATTAGCCTTATTTTTATTTGCTGATTTTTCTCCTTCGTAGGTGTATACAATGATTGTATATACAGTTCCTTAACTTCATGGAGAAAATTATGATAGTTACTACAGAAAAGGCAGTCTCAAGTGAGGCAGTACAGAACAATCACGGTTCTGCTGTTGATCTTGGAAATCCTTTAAATCCCAGCGTTTACCTTCTGGACAATGTTAATTCAGCTTTGCGTCCTCTACAAAACGGAGTTTTTGCTTCGACTGTTGTAGATGGTGTGAATACTGATAAGGCAGTTGACGCAGGTGAATTTGCTTACAATATGGGTCAAGGCAAATCAGAAGGTCATGTCTACAAGATGGTTGCTGCTCGCGTCAGTGACACAATCGGTGGCGTAGCCAATGATTTCTTGACACACATTAATGACGATCCGTCATGGATTCGTAACCCAGCAAAGCGTGAGAAAACTTACACTTATCAAATTGCAACAGCAATTCGTGCTGGTCAGTGGAATGCCTATCTAGGTGAGTTTGATCCAGCGGTCACTGTCTCTGACGATCCATTCTGGTCGCCAGTTGATGGCTCTAGTGCCACTTCAACGGACGTTGCAGCCCAGCCTACGCAGTCCTGTCCCGGCAAGTTGGTCTATCTTGGCCCCGGTGGTAAACTACCAGTTTCAGAATGTTATGATGCAAAAACCGTATGGTAATCTGCATTTTTAATTCTAAATTGTGTATTTAATATAGGAGCCGGTGAAGTTCGCTTCACTGGCTTTTTTTGAATAGTTTTCTTTATTTTTACAAACGAGGCGAACAATATGGAAGTAACAAATTTTTGGGCTCATGTAGCATCAACATCACTAGGCATAATTATCACTCTTCTTGGTTTCTGGGCGACCTTTATTCGTCATATGGTTACTAAGCAAGAAGTGGCTAATATTATAGAAAATCAAAGTCAGTACACTAGAGATAGATCACTGATTATGCAAAGACTAGAAGAAAACAAAGATATGCAAGAGCAGTTCTCTAAAGCACTTTGGAGAAATGCAGAAGTTATGAATGAATTAAAAATTCAGATAGCAACTCTCGGAAACACTTTGACTAATCTAGAGGAAAGAATAGATCACTTACCTAAACAATAAATGAGGTTTTACAATGGCAGTCATTCACCCAGCAATATCAGGCAATCCAGTACTCAATGGTTGTGGAGCCATGAGTACAAAAGTCACAGGCTACACAAGTTATTATTGTGGAGGTTGCAACTACCACCCTGAATTAGACTTAGCCGACTGTTGCTGCAATCCTTATGGCAGAACTTTAGACAATCCTAATGCAGAAGTTATTTCACCTACTGGTGGTAGCGGAGTATTTGATGAAACATTAGGCAATCGTTTTGATAACTGCGAACCATGTAATGGTGGTGGTGGCGGTGGTTCTTCAGAAGGTTACTTAGTTGATGGAGGGTTTTCGGACACTATTCCCGGCACACCAATTCCTTAATCCAAACTTCTTGGAGAATAACAATGGGCGTTTATCCTACTAAAATAGCCGTTTTTATAAGATTTTGTGCTATCTTATAACTTTAAGGTGTAAATAATAGATAGGTGACATTATGCAAAAACCCGGATATAAAACAAGTGAATTTTGGTTCTGTTTAGTCAGTTTCATTTTTAGTGGATTATTCTTATTAGGGATAATAGGAGATATTGATCAGAAAGAAGAATTAACCAGTGTCGTCACCCACGCAGTTGAATCTATCATACTTATAGCCGGACAATTTGGAATTTTATCAAGATATTTAAAGACAAGAACTCCTGAGCCTGTAGCGGAGCCTACACCTCCAGAACCATTGAATGAACCAGAACCTGAACAACAACCCATAAAGGAAAATACCAATGAGCGAAGCAACGAAAGATCAGATAGGCGTAGAGTTCGACAAGGTAAAAGAGGACGTACTCGCAAGCCTCGGAGAAGTAAAAAGATTAGCAATTAAAGAAGCATGGAAAGTCATGCAGGTTGTTATCGGTGAGTTAGTAATGTTAATCGAAAAAATAGGAACAGACTTGTCTAGTACAGAAAAGAAAGAACTGGCTATGAATCTTCTATCAGGATTTTATGATAGTGTTTTCAAGGTTGTTGATCTTCCTTTTATTCCTAACGTGTTTGAACCATTGTTTCATTCTTACGTCAAAAAGTTTGTCATGGGTCTTGCCAGTGCTGGTATTGATGCCATTGTAACTACATTCAGAGAAATCGGAGTCTTCCTAAAAAATAAAGTAGACTCAAACCCATACAGTCCCGAAACACTAGAAGTATCATACGTTAAATAAGAGAGGCGGTCACAATGGATTACACTCAAACATTCAATGAGTTCAGCGGTAGCGTAGGGCCAACAGACTTGGCTTTATACGCAGGAATAGGTATTGTCCTTTGGGTTTTATTTAAAGACAAACTTAGTCCAGTACAGAAACTTGTTTTACAATTTGTAGATCAGGTTAAGAAGTTGCTTGGTAAAGTAGGAGACAAGACTGTAGTAGTCAAACCTCTTCCAAGTCGTGACAAAGTATCAAGGAATGAAGAAGACATTTTCTTTGATCTAGTCGTATCTTGGAAACAAACAAGAGACTTAGCAGTTCAAAGCGGTTGTGATAAAGCCGTAGAAGTTGCGGATCAAATGTTTCCTTACCTAAGTCCTACGATATGCGAAGAAGAACCTACGGTTACTCCCGCTAAACAACCATCAGTTTCATCATTACATTAGGAGAATACAATGAAAGAAAAAGTTGCACTAGCAATAGGAGCCATATTAATTTTATTCGGACTCTTTCAGCCTGATCTTGGTAGTTTAATTCCTAACATAGTAAGACCGGATATAGTAGTTACTGTACCAACGGTTGATGCACCAGAAGACGAAGTGCTTCTTGAAAAAGGTACTGTTATTGTAGATTTGTTGCGTGAGTCAAATGCTTCTGGTAAAAGAGAAGACTGTCTCAAACTTTCTTCTTTATACAAAGACATGGGAGTTCTTATTAGCTTAGACGGTAAAGAAGGAGTCATTAAAGATACTGCTAGTATCAGAGAGGCTAATGTCCTTGCAGGCAAAATGCTTAAACTTGATATTGACGGCAAGTACGATGGTCTTGCAGAAGCTGCCGGTGATCTTGTTGCGTCAAGCATAGGCAAAGATGCAGTAGTACTGAATGATGAACTCAGAGCCAAAAGTGTCGAAGCCTTCAATGCATTGTCATGGGCTTTTTATGAAGGGAGCAAGTAATGCCAAGGTTAACTCCTGATGATCTTTATAGATTGTATCGTGAAGGTATGCCCGGAACACTTTGGGAGAATCATGTGTTTGAAGAACTTATAGAAAGTTCTAAGTATGCATATTTTAAAGATGGTGCAAAAAAAATTAAGAATAGTGGGAAAGGGAAGTTATCTACTCCGTTTCGTTCTGCTCTAAGTTTTGATAAGAACTGCTATATCGAAAGGCAAACCACTGGAGATTGTGTCTCACATTCTACTAGGAATGCTGTTGATGTAACCAGAGCAGTTGAAATGCATGTAGAAGGAGAACCTGAAAGCTGGATTGCCAGAGGGGCCACAGAAGCAATCTATGGTTGTAGAGGTCATGGTGGACAAGGTATGAGTTGTAGTCGTGCTGCAACATTTGTCAGTCAAAGCGGTGGCGTTCTTGTTCGTAAAAACTATCCCGGTGTTGCTGACTTCAGTAAATACAATGGAAGCATGGGAGCAAGATGGGGAAGTAGAGGACTTCCAGACAAAGTAACTGATGAAGCAGAAAAACATAAAATTAAAACAGTCTCACTTGTTAGGACTGTGGAAGAAGCAAGAGACGCACTAGCCAATGGATATGGTTTAAGTGTGTGTAGTGGCTATGGATTTTCTAACAAAAGAGATAGCAAGGGATTCGCCCGAAAAAGTGGGGGCTGGAATCACGCAATGGCATGGACGGCCTGCGACGACACAGGCAACGAGCCAGCATTTCTTGTACAAAACAGTTGGGGGAAATTTAATAGTGGAGGACATCCTGAATGGGGTCCGATACCAGATGGATCATTCCTAATACATGCTGACATCGCAGCAGGAATGCTTAGAGGAAATGGTGCTTATGCTTTCAGTTCCTTCAATGGCTTTCCACCACAAGAGTTACCAGATTACGGTTTTGATACTTATCTATAAAGGGATAAACTATGGCAGATGCAAAAATTACACAGTTACCTGAAGCAGCTACTATAGCTACAGATGACTTACTTTGCGTAGTAACAGGAGTGGATATCACTCCAGAGACTATGAAGGTTGATGTGAATCGTTTTGTTTCACAGTCAGTCAAACCAAGTAATCTACTGATACAAGGAGATGGAGTAACCTTAACAACTAATGCCGCACCAGATGCAGATAGTCCTGAGACAGTCACTATATCTGCTGCTACAGACACTATTGGTCAAGACATATTCCCTATTAGGGTTGCTACACAAAACTATTCACTTGCACAGAATACAATACTAAAGCCTTTAGAACTATCACAGACTATTGCTGATGGTACTCAATATATGGTTAGTACTCATTTTGTTTTTAATATAGGCAACGGCTTTACTAGTACTAACCCTTCTGCTATAAGTGGAGGACTTGATAGTGACCAATTTATTACAAGAGGTAACTGGGTACACTACCAATGCGTATCTTTAGATCAGCTAGAGTTACATCAAGACGCATCAGAACAGATAGCTAATACCGGTACATGGATCGATTTCGGAAGTGACCCATCAGTATTGAGTTCGCCATGTACGATTACCTCAGAGCAAAAGTTCTATGTAAAGAATGATTCTGGTGGAGACTTAACCCTACAATTAGAAATAGCTACAAATCACAGTTTTGTAGGCAACGATAGTATCGCTCTCTTAACAGGCAGTTCCGTAACTTATACAAAGGTGACCTAATGAGTATCATAGATAAAATTGCTATGAATAGATTAATTAAAATTATTGGAGACTTTATATTGGCTTTACTAAAAATGTTTCAGCCTAATGACACCATAACGAAGCCTGAGAAAAAAAGACCAATTATAGATAAACTAAAAAATATTTTTAAAAAAGAATAACGTCACTAAACAGTCTGGTTCACAAATAATTTGTCCTTATATTAAGGTGGATCATACCTCCCGACATTATCAAAACTGATACAAAGTTCAGGGAGTGGCGTTATTTTATTTAACAAGAAAGATAGGATGAACAAATGAGTAGAGTTATTTTATGCGGTGTACTTGCTACTGTGGTTGCAGTATCTACACTACCCAAATACAGCACAACTGCGGTTACTACATTAGTTGGAGCCGTAATAAAGTCTTCTCAGTCAATAGAGATAACTGAAAAATATAAAAGAAAAGATTGTCCTGTTTGTGAGGGCAAAGGCTGGTACTGGAGTGGTGATGGAATTGCAAAAATTAACTGTCAGTATTGTGAACCTTAAACCCAGCGTAGAGAACATCATGGAAAATCAAGAAAAACTTAAAGAGATTGCTGCCCGTGTTTTAGAAAAGGCAAACTACCAATCTGATGATAATGTAGAGTCTGATGAACATGGTAGCGTAATAGCTGTAATAATGGTTATTAGTGTGATGCTTACTCTTATTAGAATTATACAAGAGTGCAATAAAAATAAAGATAAAATGTTTTATGCCAATCGTGTCAGAAACTTTAGCGTAAGACGAGGTTGGTTTACAAAGATGAAAATTAAACGAGTACTAAGGAGAGAACTCAAACCTGAAGATTATAAAAAAAATTCAGCCTCTCTAGTTAATGCTATATTGGATGAAGCAGCAACTATGAAAGAGGAAGACCTTATTGCTTTACTGGAGGCCTCAAATGTTTAGTTTATTTATATGGGCGGTATATGGTATTTTTGTAGGATCAATAGCTAAAACTATAGTTCCCGGCGAAGAAAACTTTGGTTTCATTAAGACTGTAGCTTTAGGAGTCATAGGATCATATATGGGAGGGGCAGGATTATATATGCTAGGGTCATATTCTGCAATAGAACCAGCAGGTATTTTTGCTGGCGTAGCAGGCAGTGTACTAGCGTTAGTACTGTACAATAAATTAAATGAGAAATAAAACAGCAGTATTCTTACATTTATACCACCAAGATCAAGCAAAGTATTTTTACGACTATCTTTTCCCAATTAAAGATATGGTAGATTTATATATCACACTCCCCGACTCAGTAGACACTGCTGTTGCAGTCAGTATGTTCAGTGACCTGAATACTAAGATTGACTATGTAGATAATGTTGGTGGAGATATATTGCCATTTCTAAGAACTTTAGTAAAATATGGATCACATTATAAGTATTTTTTTAAAATACATAGTAAAAAAAGCCTACTCCATAGATTCTGTAACTGGAAAGAAATATTAGTATATGAACTATTAGGTAGTCCAAAAATACTAAAACAAAACTGCCTATTGTTGGATAATACTTTTATAGATAGTATAGGTCCGCTTTCCATGCTGATGAACCACGATAGATGCCACAAGCCCTATATCCACTTTCTTATGGATGAATTAGGCATACCTTTCGATAATTATAGTCATTTTGTTGGAGGTACTATGTTCGCAGGCTGTTCTGAAACATATTTAAAATATTTCAATAAAGAGGTTGTAGATTATATAGAAGGGCTTATGATAGATAATAAGGAACTTGGTCGTACAGTAAAAGATCAGGATGTTAAGGGTCTTTGTGTAGCAACTTATATTCATGCCTTAGAAAGAATTTTTGGCTATTTAGGAAACCTTTATCCTATAACTATGTCCACTATTACCGTGAACGGAATCAACTCCCCTAAACAAATAGTGATCACTAAAAATAATGAAGTCTATTGCCATAACGACAATTCAATTTGTGGTAATATAGTAGAAGAAGATTTGGATAACCTGACTATCATATGGAAACATAAAAGACCTAGAAGAAAAGAGATATACAAAAAGATTTCTGAGAACACAATAACGAAGGTTACGAATGACTCCAGATGAACTATATGAGGAACTCACAAGAAACCCTTGTGATCCTAATCCAACATCACCTAGAACGATTGATTTCCTTGCAGGAAACAGCGAAGTATTCGGTACTTATTCACAGGGGGTTTCTGCTGCCTATTGGTTGGCTAGAATTGTTGATGCCGCCTCTATTTTAAAATATCCTTGCTTTAGTGCCGCAGCAGATTCTACACTATACAGTGCAACTAATAATGACCATGAATACCAATTAGTATTGCCATTTAAATTTTTAGAACAATTAGATGGCGGGGCTTATAAAGAATGTTGCTCAATACCACAAGCCGCAGTAGCACACGCTTTCAGGAACTCTGCGGACACTATGAGGGCTTGTCACTATGTAGGAGATAACAATTTCTCAAAAAGTTTTCACAGAATGGCTACTGAATACATGACATACTGGGGATGGAACAGCATACCAGACAATATGTTGATGATGGGGCCAGATTTAATACCAGCAGAAGAAGTAGGACGAACTCTAGAAGCACAAGACGTACTTGAAGTAAGGTCTCCTACAGTAGGAGTAATGAATTGTTGGCCCGGAAATCAAGGTGTGCCGGGAGCCGCACATTCATGCGTAGCATGTGCTGGTGAAGATCAGCCAAAGTGTAGATCGTGTGGCTGCTGCCCACCAACCGACCCTCCTCCTGAAAACGACCCTTGCTGTAAGCAAGGAACTCCAGAGTACTATAGTGAATGTTGTGGATTTGATAGGACTAGCGTATTTGAGGGTAGATATATACAGTTCGCATACTGGGTTCCTTCTCAAGACGGTTCGCAGAGAGGAGACTTATCATCAGGTAGACAAGATGAAAAAATGTATCACATAGGAGTTTTAGAAAGAAGAGAATATTCAGGTATATGTAACCTAAGAAACAATCAGGCAGGCAGATTAAACACTATTGATAAAGGCCTATTCTTTGAATGGCTACAGGAACGTAATGGCTGGAATTATGAAACGATGAAGCCAAAGGTTACTGATCCTGATAGTCCCAACTTAAAACAAGACGAAAAAATAGAACGAATTAGGGCTACAGTGCCTCTTATGCTAGACGTAAGCGTAAGCAGCAAAGGAGGGATGCCAAGTTCATCCAGTGACTACGAAGCATATCTTAGAACAATAAAGCAACTGCTCTGGAACGGAGAAGGCGTAGCTTTGTTTACTAACGTAGGTTTTCCCAGCAGAAGAGACAGTCAAGGTTTAGCCTATCCAGATCGAATATGGTATACAATGTATAGTATCATAGGCTATGACGATAGAAGACTAGAGTTTGATGAATGCGTCTATGTTCTACAATGTCCATTAGGAGATTGGATAAGTGGAGGCAATCCAAGTTGGGGGCCATTACCAGATGGTTCTTTTTTAGTTACTGAAACAGTTCTAAAAGACATGATTAGATACATGAACGGTAGCGACTATTATCCTTGTAGACAAGAAGTCTGCCCAGCCAATGAAGGGATAGATTGTAATGATCCTTTTGTTAGAGAAGAGTATGCGGGATGTCAAGGAGTTCCTATTTATCCTAACTGCCTCCCCTACTTCTGTACTAAAAGACAAAGTGCTTTCGGTATGTTATTTGCTCTCTCTCTTAATCCTCGTTTCACCCAAAGTAACAAGGGTGATAATTTGTTGCACTATTCTCAAAGCATACCTACTCATGTTACAGCAGATTTGATTTCACAGAGTAAGGCTTATTGCAAAATACCTTCTCATGAAATTGAATGCGAAGGAGAAGGAGAAGATGAGAAATGTACTTCTGATGCTGTAAATCTAGAGTTTATTTGGGGTTACGGAAGAGTCTTTAATAATGAAGGAGTGATGGATCGTCTTGAAGGTAATATGTACAAGGACAGAGCATTTAAAAAACGGGCTTATAATCATTCTAGAGAGCATCAGGACATAGAGACATCCGCAATACCTTTAAACTGCGTAGATGAAGTCGGTTCTGCGACCATCAACATACAATGGGAAAGATATTTAGGCTATCTTAAAGTAAACGTAGCAAAGCCACCGGGATATCACATAATTCACTTAGTAGGAAAAGGATGTTTTTAATGGATAGATTTGAAGTAGAAAATTTTACCACAGTCACAGACTTAGTAGATCAGGACTGCACCTTCTCGCTCCCTGTAAAATCAGAGTTTGATCTTGTAGACTTAAATAGATGTTTTATACAAGGAGGGTCTGTTACGTTTACAGACAAATATAGGCTTTCCAATAGTCAAGCATGTGTAACTGTTATGGAAAAATTGTTTCCAGTGCCTTCATGTGTTTATCCAGAAGATGAAGATGGAGAAGAATCAGACACTCCTAAAGAATTAAGAACAGAGGCACAAGCAAGTACGTTGTTTGGTATTTCAGACCCAGAGACTTTAGGAGAAGTACAGACAAGTAGTGAGTGGGAACCTGCATCAGACTATGAAGACAGCAAGTCTTATGAATATTGGGACTCTGTGAACGCCATAAACAACAACATATCTTACACTAACATCCTAGATGAATGCGAAATAAGTTTTTATGGTCTACCTAAAGGAGAAGCATATATATGTTCTTGGGTGAATGGAGGGATTCTACTTTGTAATAATATGAACTTTTTTGCAATCAACTTGGATTCTCCACCTCCAGTAGAAGAAGAGGATGCCGCTTTTTTTGCTAGCTTTGAAAACCCTATGGAATCACGAAACTATGGATGCTATTTAATAATTGATGGTCAAGACAGAAGTAAAATACCAAATAGAGAAGATGGTATTCCTGTAGAGCAAACAGTAACGAACCAAGAAATTAGATTTATTAATAACACCTTGACTGCTGAAGAACAATGGTATCACGCGTACTTTGTACAACCGCTAGCGTACAGGCTTACATTTCAAGACCTTCAAGTTTATAAAATGGATTTAATTTCCTATGACAACAGTGCTGGCGACGATACGACCAAGCTGTTTCCACCACCTGTAAAAAGGCCTGATCTACAGGAGGCAGTGTTTGATTACGACAGCATGAGTTCAGAATGCGTGTATAGCTACAGCAGTATAAAGGCTTATGATCTACCAGCAGGAGGTGCAGGATATCTAGTTTTCCCAAATCTTGAATTGTATAATACCGAAGTCTCCGCACCTCAAACTATTTATGTGGAGGATGACATCGTGATTGACGAACTATCAGCAATGTCTTGTGGTAAACTTGTTTGTGGCAGCATAGATAGTCTCGACAGTACAATTACTGTAGGAGACCTAGGAGGTGAAATCCTTGGAGGATGTAACTTAGAGAGCTCAACTTTAAATGTAGAAAACCTTGCTAATAATCCGCTTGTTGTGGGAGACGCTATTACCGCTAGTTACTCCAATATTAAGATTAATTTTTTAAATTTAGATGACACATTATCTGCTGTGTTCTCCAGTATTAACATAGGAACTTTTCGTGGTAAGTGCTTCCTTGACGGTAATAATACGGTAAATTTTGGCACCTTTATCGGTGCCTGTAATCTCTCAAATCAGGATGCTTTCCGAATAGAAACACTGTATGTTGAAGAAGGTGGATTTCTAAGAGCAAACGGTAAAATCAACAAGGTATATGCTTATGATACTATCGGTGTCATTGACTGTATTGTAGAGGTAGATGAATGGTACGGTGAACTTCCCGGTATGTCAAACGCGGGGTCTGTAATTTCAGGTTATTATAGCCCTGATTTACCTCCTTTTCCGGGGACTTGACAACCAGTAGAATAAAACTATTATAAGTATATCTCTATTAAGGAAACGACCTATGTCTATATCATACACAGTAGTTGTACAAAATGAACTTAATGAAGTCAAAAGACTTCATCATACGCTAGGAGTCTGCAAAAGGGATCAAGACGAGACTATAGCTGTGCATCTTTACCGAGAAAACCAAGAAATGAGTGACGCTATCCATGTAGAGATCAAAGAATATTTGATGGATAATTTTGACACATATTGTAACTATAAAAATGAAAATGATATAACCCACTTAAAAAACTATGTTTGTGACTTAGCCACTAAAGATTATATTTTCCTGTTAGATGCAAATGAATTTTTAACTGCACAAACACTTGCACTGTGGAACAACGTAATCAAGAATGAACCCGCATATGATATATTTTGGACTCCCAGAGTAAATATTGATGATACAATTAGTGATAAAGAAAAAGAAGAACGATACGGATTAAAACTTAATGAAAAGGGGTGGATCAACTGGCCTGATAATCAGCCTAGAATTATTAAAAAAAGTGCTGGTCTGATATGGCAACAACAGGAAAGAGGCATCTCAATCAAAGGGGCTAAAAAGTCAGGGTCTCTGGCACCAGACCCAAGACTAGCTACCGTAAACCATAAGAGGAATCAATGAGCATATCGTACACTGTAACAGTTTATAACGAGTTAAAAGAACTAAAGACTCTCCTTCCACTTCTCAAACAGGTTAGGTCACATAATGATGAAATAATTATCGTGCATACTTTTAGAGAAGAAAAAGAAAAACAGACAAACTTAGATGTAGATATCCGTCAATACTCACAGCAAGTAGCAGATACATACATGAGGTATCATTTTGATAAAAGGTTTGCTGAAATGAAAAATTTTACCAATGGATTAGCTAATAAAGATTGGATTATAAATTTCGATGCAGACGAATACGCTTCTGTGGAAACAATCGAAATATGGAAAAGCCAACTAACAGAAGAAGTTGACATGTTATATGTTCCTCGTATCAATACAGTAGAAGGCCACACAGAAGAAGACGTTAAGAAATATAGCTGGAACATCAATGAAAACGGATGGATTAACTGGCCTGACTATCAGCCAAGAATATTTAAAAATAACGGCAACATTAGATGGGAAGGTAACGTCCACGAACAAATTGTAGGATACAAAGAAATGGGAGGGTTTCCGCAAAATCCACAATGTGCATTAATACATAGTAAAGAGATTAATAAGCAACGCCAACAAAACGAATTATATGAAAGTATTAAAAGATAATGGATAAGTTACGCTACATAATACATATGTTCCCCTTTTGTAAAGAGTCCTCAGAATATAAATCGGAGGAATCTCTGAACAACTGGGCAGACACAGAAGATTTTATAGAACTATTTGACAACTTTGTACAGGTTTGTGTTAGGCCTTTATATCTGGGTGCAATAGTGGTAGACTCTAAGCCTGTATTTATAATAGGAGAGCCTACAGAATGCGAATATGGCTGGTACACTAAAAATGAATCTGTTTTTTGCGTACCTTTCACAGACAGTATGTCAATGAAGTTTAGTGTCTCTAAGCAAACTATTGATACAGGAGAATACTACAGACAATATGATTAGTGTAATTATACCAACATTTAAGACTCCTCAAGCATTAGACTTATGTTTACGGTCTGTTATTGAAGGACAGGAAAAACTCAATGAGATATTAGTGATTGTTGATGGAACCCTTGAGGTCAATACAGATGTTCTCAGTAAATACTACAGCCAAATACACCCTGTCGTCCTACCTAGCAATGTTGGAATGACCAGAGCACAAAACCTTGGAGTGTCTTTAGCTAAAAATAAGCGTGTGCTTATTACAAATGATGACAATGTTTTCCCCAAGGGATGGGACACTATTTTGGGGAAATTAGATGTTACAAATTCAGTGATGGCACCCAATCAGATTGAGCCTTACAACAGCATGTTTAGCCAGTTTGTTATTAAGGACTGCGGTAAAGACCCAACAGAGTTTGACTTAGAAGGTTTTTGGGAATTTGAAGAGTCCCAAAGAAAAGACCTAATTGAAGACACCGGCTCTACCTATCCGATATATATGAGCAGGTTGAATTATATGGCTTGTGGAGGCTTTGATATAGAATATCCTACTTTAACAGGTTCATATACTGATTGGGATTTTTTCTTGAAATGCGAACTTAATGGATGGAAGATGCTAAGGACTTATCAGTGTTCTTTTTATCATTTTGTTTCAGTAAGCAGAAAAAGTTCAGAAGCTAAAGTCAAAGAGCAGTCGATAGAAGCAGAATGTAAAAAGTTTTTTGCTACTAAATGGCAAAATCAACCGAAACACAATCCAATAAATAATTCTAAAATGATATAGAGGGGCAACAATGACAAAATGTTTAATCACCGGTAATGCTGGACTTCTAGGTTCCAACTTAGCAGACTATATATTAGATAATACAGATTGGATAGTCTATGGTGCTGATGATATGAGTGGAGGATATGAAAACAATATAGACCCTCGCGTAAACCATAATACAATTAGCTGCAACCACTCTGACTTTAAGAACTATTTTGCTAAAATTAAACCGGATTATGTATTTCATCTAGCCGCTTATGCAGCGGAAGGATTGAGTCCTTTTATTAGATGTTTTAATTATGAAAATAATCTCAAGGCAACCGCAAATGTGGTCAACTGCTGTATCATGAATGGAGTAGAGAGACTTGTATTTACTTCTACTATGGCTACATATGGTGACTTAGAAGCACCATTCGATGAAGCTATGCAGCCTATGCCTATTGATCCATATGGAGTCGCTAAATATGCTGCTGAGTGCGATATACGCATAGCAGGAGAGCAACACGGTTTAGATTGGTGTGTTATTAGACCCCATAATGTTTATGGTCGCAAACAGAACATTTGGGATAAATACAGAAACGTATTAGGAATATGGATGTATCAGGCATTAAACAATGAACCTATGACTATATTTGGAGATGGTCATCAGACAAGAGCATTCAGCCATATTAATGACAGCGTAGAACCACTATTTAAATCAGCGGTTGACTCCAGAGCATCTAAGCAAATTATTAATCTAGGAGGAATGAAAGAATTTTCTATAAATTTCGCCTGTGACACTTTGTTAAATATCATAGGAGATGGTTCTAAAAAACATTTAGAGAGTAGACACGAAGTAAAACATGCTTTCGCTACTTACCAAAAATCTATAGACTTATTAGATTTTGAACACAAGACCGATCTAAAAGAAGGTCTAGTTGATATGTGGGAGTGGGCTAAAAAGCAACCTAAACGTGAAAGGTTCATTTGGCCTTTTTATGAAATAGATAAAAATATTTATTCTTACTGGAAACATTAATATGATTGACATTAGGCAAACTTTTATTTTAGACTGCGTAGTAATGTACCCAAACGTAAAACACAGAGACCGTGGAGTATTTGCAGAGATGTACAAGCGTTGTGCTCTGCCTGAGTTTGTCCCATTTCAAACAAATTATGAAGAAGCTACAGTCGGTACGATTTCTGGAATACACCAGACTCCTTATGCAAAATTAATTAGTTGTCTCGCCGGTAAGGTGTATATTGTATGTGTAGACTTACGACCGAAGAGTGAAACATACAACCAATATTTTGGAACTACTATTGATTCTGAAATATTAAACAGTATTTACATTCCTCCAAATTGTGGTCATGGGTTTTTTGCACAAGAAGACTGTAAACTTTATCATCAACAAGATTCTGTGTATGACCCTAAGCATGATGTGGGGCATTGCTGGTGTGATCCTACATTTAATATTATTTGGCCGGTGGCAACACCTAGCGTTATATCACAAAGAGATAAAAAATCATGCGAAGACATCTTAAAAAATGTATCGACGAGCAATCAACCCTCTACAAATCAGTTAGAGCATTAGTACCTGACTTTAATCACATAGAATATTTAAACGTAAACCCAGACCTACAAGAGCATTTTCTATTCGATAAATTTGATTTATATCTGCACTATTTAATGATGGGACAAAAAGAGAATAGGCCTGTTAAAAATCTATACCACACTGAACTATCTTCTTTACCTAGTAGCTTTGACCCCGATATATATACTTTTATTAATCCCGAAATAAAAAAGATGAAATCTCCTAGCGATCATTTCATGAAACATGGCTATGGAGAAGGTAGACTGTGGGATGTAGGCATGTCTTACCAAGAACTAAATAAGTTCTTAGTAGAGCAAGACATATTTTTTGACGATGATGCTATTGTCCTAGTAAATCACCATACTAGCAGAACAGGTGCTCCTTTTTACTTACAGGATTTAGCTAATTGGCTTGTTGACCAAGGAGAGAAAGTTGTATGGGTAGACATCTTCCCTTCAGACTGTTTCAAATTACACAAATCTATACAAAAGATATACTACTTTGGCAATACTAATATACTTAAAGACATATTAGATGCTAATGAACCTAGATTAATTTACTCAAACTCTATGACTAGGATAACTAAAGACTACAAAGTTTTTGAAAAATACCTAGGTCGTACAATATTACATCTCCATGAGACCTATAATGATCTATACAGATGTTTTGACTTAAACAGAAAAGAAATCATAACACTGATATCGCAGTTTAAATCTACGTATTTTGTAGCAGATAAAATAATGCAAAACTTTAATTTACCACCAGAGATTAAAAAGAAATGTAAACTGGTTCCAGAATTTATACATCCTGCTCGTCAAGCTAAAATTTTAAAAACTAGAAAAAGGACAAGAAAAAACAAACGTATTAAAATAGGAATGTGCGGTACTGTATGTGGTCGCAAAAACCCTAGATTGTTTGCTTTATTAGCAAGAGACAACCCTGAATATGATTTCATTTGGATAGGAGGAGAATTTCCGCACAATGAAACAAATCTTTCCTGTCTTCCCGTAACAAAAAACCCGTATAAAGAACTAGAAAAATTAGACTATTTTATATTAACTAGCACCCGTGACCCTTGTCCTGTGGTAGTGTTAGAGTCTTTATTAATGAATCATAAGATAATATTATTAGAAGGTAACATTAGATACGAGCATCCAATAGAAGAACTAGAGAATGTAATTTTAATTAAAGACCATAAACTTAATGAAAAAACTATTGTACAGAAATTTACCAGCCTAAAACTGGATAATGAATTTAATAAAACTAATAAGAATCAAGACTATATAATAAGTAACTTTAGCAAACCACAGATAGGTGATTTATGATAGTAAACCGTAAGAAGAAATTTTGTATTTACACACCTTTTAAAAATTATTCTAGTAGCATAATAGACTTCTTTAATCAATGGAATTGCTATACTAGGTTTCTGGGTAGTAATCCACATTATAGCTGGGAGACTACATTATGGACAAATCCCCATTCAGCCACGGTTCCTGAACTAGTTATGCAAGAAGGATGGAAAAGATATTTACCGATTAGAAACCCATATGATAGAGTTATTAGTCAATGGAAGTGGCATATACAAATGGAAAATGACGGTATATCATTTGATGAGTGGTTAATGATACACTCTAAGCAAGCAGTACAAATGCCTGTCAGCATAGTATATCCGCAATATACACATCTAATAAAATGTGAAAATATCATTGAAGAATTTTTAAACAATGAAGACATATATCACGGTGACGGTCCAGAAAGGTTCGATATACTTAACAACTTTCCGCATACTAATAAAAGTCTAATTAAAAAATCTATAGCGTTAACTCAGAGACAACAAGACATTATATATTACTATCACTATATGGATTTTATTGTTGGAGACTACTCAAAAAACTATAATCCTTCTTGACTTCGTAGCGATTTTAACTATAATAGGTAGGTACGAACTCTTTTCAAAATAGGTAAAATAAAGATGCGACCAGAGTGGGACGATTATTTTTTAGGAATAGCACAGGTTGTGGCTCAACGCAGTCACGACACTGAAACCCAACACGGTTGTGTCATTACAGATGCTGATCGTAGAATCATAGGAGTAGGATACAATGGATTCCCTAGAGGAATGGATGACTCATCTCTGCCTACTACTCGTCCTGAGAAGTATCCGTGGATGATTCATGCTGAAAGAAATGCACTGTCGAACTGTGTAATTAGACCAGATAAAGGAATTGCTTATGTGACCGGACAATGTTGTAACGACTGTATTATGGCCCTTTGGCAAGAAGGCGTAGAAACCGTAGTTATGGCAAAAAATCATGGTACACATTTATTTGACGAAGAAGCTAAAAATCGTTTTGATTTTTTTATAAAAAATTCTGGAATGAAAATTTTATATAAAGAAGCAGATATATCTTGGTTAAAGCGGTGTATATAAGTGATATCACAAGGACAAACAAATAATTTATTATACTTTCATTTTGATCAGGAGATGCAATGTCGGCGTTAAATGAATTACAGAACTATACTTTTGTTAGCAAGTACGCACGTTGGGTAGAGTCAGAAAACAGAAGAGAAACTTGGAAAGAGGCGGTAGAGCGTGTAGAGGGAATGATGCATACCCAGTACGGAAGTATAGAAGGTCTGGTAGATCAGATTAACTGGGCTTATAGTATGATGCACAAAAAGAAAGTGCTGGGCAGTCAAAGAGCATTGCAGTTCGGTGGAGACCCCATATTAAAGCGACATGCTAAGATTTATAACTGTACCAGTTCTTATTGTGATCGTCCAAGATTCTTTCAAGAATGTTTCTGGCTATTACTATGTGGTAGCGGAACGGGCTTTAGTGTACAAAAGCATCACGTATCGAAACTTCCTTCGTTGACACAAACTAAAAAAGATAAGCGAAAAGGTGTAAAGTATAAAATAGAAGATAGTATTGAAGGCTGGGCTGATGCTTTGGGTGTTTTGCTTAGTTCCTACTTTACTAAGCCTACAGATGAAAAATTTAAACAATATAAAGATCAGTACATTGTCTTTGATTATAGTAACATTCGTGAAAAAGGTGCTACTTTATCTTCCGGCGTAGGTAAGGCTCCCGGTTTCGAGCCACTGCAAAATGGTCTAGAAAAAATTAGAGAGTTATTGGAGAGTTGCGTTGAAAATAGAGTCAAAAAACTTAAACCTATTGATGCTTATGATATTATTATGCACTCAAGCGATGCTGTATTATCTGGTGGTGTTCGTAGGAGTGCGTCCTTAGCATTATTTAGTGCAGATGACGAAGAAATGGCTAAAGCCAAAACAGGTAACTGGTATGTAGATAATCCACAACGAGCCAGAAGCAACAACTCTGCGTTGCTGTTGAAAGACGAGACTACATACGAACAATTTAAAAAACTAATGGATTCAGTCAAAGAGTTCGGTGAACCCGGATTTATCTGGAGTGACTCCACAGAGATGACATTCAACCCATGCGTAGAAGTAGGCATGTGGCCTGTAGATGAGAAAACAGGCAAGTCTGGTTGGCAGGGCTGTAATCTTTCTACAATTAATTGTTCTTCCGTAGTAGATGAAGAAGACTTTTACGAAAGATGTCGGGCTGCTGCTATTATTGGCACTCTGCAAGCAGGTTTTACAAACCTAGAATATCTAGGCGATGTCACCAATGCTATCTTTGAAAGAGAAGCACTGCTAGGTGTGTCTCTAACAGGAATAATGGAAAAACATGATTTAGTATTGACAGAAAAAGTACTCAAGAAAGGTGCTAAGATTGCTGTTGATACAAACAAAGAGATCGCTAAAATAATTAAGATTAATCAGGCAGCTAGGGTAACTTGCTTGAAACCAGAAGGAACGTCAAGTTCTATGCTTGGTACAAGTTCCGGTATTCATCCTCACCACGCCAAGAGATACATTAGACATGTACAGGCGAATATTCTGGAAGCCCCCTTTCAACATTTTAAGAGTTATAACCCACAGGCCTGCGAGAAGTCTTCATGGTCTGCCAATGATACAGATGAAGTTGTTAAATTTCCTATAGAGGTTCCTGATGGCTCTAAGCTAAAGAACCAGTTGCCTGCTGTAGAAATGCTGGGTGTTGTAAAAGATGCTCAAAGAAACTGGGTACAATCTGGAAAAAACAGATCGTTATGTACACAGGACTTTCTGAGTCACAACGTCAGCAACACGGTTACTGTAAAACCTGAAGAATGGGAATCTGTAACTAAATACATATATAATAATAGAAAGTTCTTTGCTGGAATTAGTTTGATTCCTCAGAGTGGTGACAAGGACTATCCTCAAGCACCATTTACTACAGTTTATACTCCTAGAGAGATTGTCAAAGAATATGGCGATGCCGCCTTGTGGTGTTCTGGCTTAATTGAATTAGGTCTGAATGCTTTTAATTTAAATTTATGGGCTGCATGTGATTATATTACTCTGAAGCAAGAAGCTGATAGTGACACTGATGATAAAAAACTTTTTGCTGTAAAGATGCATAGATTTGCCGCCAGCTATTTTGACGGTGATGAAAAACGTCTGACATACTGTATGAAAGACGTATATAACTGGAAAAGGTATAAAGACCTTTACGAAAGTTTTATTAAAGTTGATTATACACAACTCTTAGAAACAGAGGATAATACGACAGGAATAGAGGAAATTAGTTGTGCAGGAGGTGCTTGTCTAATTTAAACTCTAACCCTTTACCGAGAGGTATTATTTTGCGAAAGAAAAAAAAGAACACTGTTACTAACAGACTTGAAAAGCCTGAAGAGATTATCGTTGGATTCAGAAACAGGTTAAAGCCTAAAACAGTTAATCAGAAAGATTATATTCGTTCTGTGGCTGAGAATACTATTACTTTTTGCCAAGGTGCAGCGGGTACTGGTAAAACTCATATTGCTGTAGGAATGGCTTTAGAATATCTATTAGATATGAAAGTTGAAAGAATAGTTATTACCAGACCAGTAGTGGAAGCCGGAGAAAAGCTGGGCTTTTTACCGGGAACAGCAGAAGAGAAACTGCATCCCTACCTACTCCCCTTGTTTGATGAATTAAGTCACTTTTTAATGCCTACTCATATAGGTATGTTAAAAGCTAAGAAAAAACTTGAAGTTGTACCTCTGGCTTTGATGAGAGGTCGTAGTTTCCACAATGCTTTTATCATAGCTGACGAGTGCCAGAATGCATCCTATGACCAACTTAAAATGCTGTTGACTAGAATTGGCATGGATAGCAAAATGGTCTTAACCGGAGACGTAGAGCAGTCTGATCTGATGAGACAGCAACAAGGTGGTTTCTACGCACTGACTGATGTACTAGAAGATGTTTATGGCGTAGGATGCCAAAGACTAGAAGACATAGACATAGTTAGAAATCCAATCATCGCTGATATCGTAGATAGGCTGTCTAAGCATGAAAACAATAGAAGACCATAAAAAGTGCTTGATATTAAATGCTGACTTCTCTCCGATTGGTATTATCAGTTGGAGAAAAGCCATCGTTTGGGAATATCAATATTCTATGCATGAAAAGCCTTCTATTGAAATTGTAGAATATTATACTGATGATTTTATACAAGGCACTAAGAGTACTATTCAAGTCCCTTCTGTTATTAAAACAGCTAAGTATTTTAATATATATAATGCTCACCATGTCGTCTTTTCTAGAAAGAATATATTTATTAGAGATGATTATAGTTGTCAGTATTGTGGAGTCTTGCCAAGTGTAAATCAATTAACTTATGATCATGTTATTCCTAAATCCAGATGGGAAGAACCAAGTTCTCCTACTGTTTGGGAAAACATTGTAACCTGCTGTGTAAAATGTAATCGCAGAAAATCTAATAAAATGTTAAATCAAACAGACCTAAAACTGCGTAAAAAACCGGTTCGTCCAAAAAAATCTAATAAGTACTTGCCAATCACCCATGAACTGCATATAATAAAGGATAGGATACCAAGTCAATGGAACAATTACCTCAAAGGTTACTTATAGGATGCCAACATATACATATCTCTGCGAAGATAAAAATTGCAACATTTACTTCGAATTGACTGCATCAATCTCAGAATATGATAGTCAACCAAGTTGTCCTAAATGTGAAAAGAAAGAACATGTGTGTCGTTCATATGAAGATGATCTGCCTTTGGTCAGTGTAATAAAGGGAGACAGTGAAATTACATTAGGTCATCTAGCAGAGCGTAATGGCAGGAGGTTTAGTGAAGACAAAAAGCAATCCATTCAGGCCAAGCATTATGACCAGAAACAAAAAGAAGACGCTAGGAAAGTACTAGATGAACAGTTACCAGCAGGTATGAGTAGGATACAGACACCCAAAACTAAAATTAAATGGACTAAAGATTAGGAGAACACATGTCAGAAGAACATATATTTAACCCGAAGAGTGTATACAAAGAACAGAAGACCGTCAGAAAAGAAAACACTGAAAAGGGTGTGGCTTTTTATACAATGGCAGGTACTCAGGACTTTAATGATCAGGACGACTATCCACGCAGGGAATCGGACGACAAGAGAGTATATGCTAAAACAATGGTCAGAAAAGACGGCAGCAACAAATATTTAGTTAAAACTGCACAGACAGGCAAGTTATTTGATGCTCTAAGTATCTACGGAATGAAAGAAAACGAGGACTTTTTGGATCGGGTGTGCCGTTCTAATGACAGGTTCAAGGAAGTAAATCTGAAAGCCTTTACACTGTATATTGATTTTTTAAAAACTAGGAACAAATCATTTTTACTTAACGCAGAAAGAGAGATAGAATAATGGCAAAGATTACACAGACACAGACGTATGCTGTCTTGCACTTGATTAGTGAAGGGAAGACCACATCACAGACTGCTGAAGAACTAGGTCTTACTCCTGCACAAGTTAGAGGCGTATTAAAGAAGCATCATCCTCAACCAGCACAAAAAGAATCTGCTGTAAAGACAAAGCAGGCTCCTGTAACGGGTGTTAGAGACCTGATGAGTCATGAGACCGTTGGTGGTAAGAGTACTGTTTCTGTAATGACAGAAGCAGCATCTATGCAGGCAGACGAGGCCGTCAAGAAGGCTAAAGAAGCAGGAGAAGGAAGAGATACTTCCGGCTTCATTTTCAGGCCAGAATGATGGGCGGCATACCCTCGATAGAATTTGCAATTAGATTTTTTGTCTGGCTAACAACAGCAGGAGTTGTTGTAGCGTTTATATTAGCAGTATTGGAGAACAGAAATGAAGAACGAAGAAGACGTAAAGATAGATGAAGAACTCAAGACTTTTCTGGACCTTATTAGCCCAGAAGAAATTGAAGAGTATCACAGGCTCAAGAAAAAAATGGAACAGGCAGCTAGCGGTCGAACAAGCCAAAATGAAACCCCTATAGATGAAGCAGCATACTATTATGGGGATACTCATCCTGAATTTGTTACTGAAGGCATTACACATCTTTTTATTAATGTCAAGTCAGAGTTACACCACATGAATGATGAGTGTACAGAGTTAACAGATATACAACAGATTAATAGTGTAGATTATCATGTAGTAGTCAAGCCCGGAATAGACCCCGTAAATCTTTCAAAAGATTTTATAGAAACACTTGACAAATCTCTTGATGCTTCGTATGTTAATATAGAGAAAGAATTAGAAAAAAAGAAATCGAACGAAGCATAATGAAATACCCATCTAAATATTTTCAAGATAAAGAGATAACACCGGCTCAGTTTATCACAGAGATGATATGCGAACGTAAAGCCAAAAAGGAAAAACAAGACTTACACCATCGTTTCTGGCTCAGTGACAAGTGGAATAAATACTTCAGGAATCAGATACCAACTGCAAATAGATTATGTAAGCAGTTTTCTCCAAGGGCGATAATTAATGCGTTAAATACTAACGCCGGTCTAAGAATTTTTTCCTTGCGAGCACCACACCTCAAGGCTATAATAGAAGAGGAAGAAGTTAAACTTGCAGCACAGAATACAACGATGCGTAAGGACATAGAGAGAATAGAAAAACCAACCTATACAAAACATAAAACTAAAGACAACATTATCAGTAGACTTAAGGAGTTAGATTAAATGGCATTAAAGGAAGATATTAAAAAACAATTTGGTGATGAAGTTGTAGTTTCAGCAAATGCTGTCGTCGATCAAAAGCAAGTTATTATACCAGTTAGTCCAGCGTTAGACTTGGGACTAGGAGGAGGTATACCAGAAGGTAGCTTCATAATCTTCACTGGACAACCTAAATGTGGCAAGACCACATCCTCTCTGGACTTTACTGCCACAGCACTCAAGCCAGAATATCAAGGAGACTTAAAAGAACCAAGACAAGCGTATTACCTAAACATAGAAGGTAGATTAAAGCAGCGGGATTTAAAAGGTATTGAAGGACTAGACTTAGACAGGTTTGAAATCGTAGGCTCTCAACAAGGTAAGATTCTACATGGTGAAGAATATCTTGCTATCGCAGAGCGTATCATCAATGAGATTCCCGGCTCTATTTTAATTATTGATTCTTATTCAGCACTTTGTACAGAAGCAGAGATAACTTCAGATATGAATAAAATGCAGCGGGCTGATGGTGCTAAGTTACTCGCTAAATTTTGTAGAAAGGTAGCTAATGTTATTCCTGTCAATAAGAATATTGTTATTGGTATCACTCATCTTATGGGTAATCCTACCGGCTATGGCAAAGAGTTTAAAGAAAAGTCAGGACAAGCCGTAGCATACCAGACTGACGTAAAACTATGGGCTGAAAAAGTAGAGGCATGGCACATCCCTGCAACAGGGCCACAGGTTGGTCAAAAGGTAACATGGAAAACTATAACATCTGCTCTGGGGCCGCCGGGAATTAAGAGCGTAAGTTTCCTAAGATACGGACAAGGAATTGATAAGATGTCCGAGTTGGTCGAATTATGCAGCGACTTGGGAGTTATTAAAAAAGGTGGTGCATGGTACACTCTAGAATCTATTAAAGATAAGCCCAAATTTCAAGGTGCAGAGAAAGTACGTCTGTACTTGCTGGAGAACCCTGATCATGCAAAACAACTTGATAAAGAATTGAAACAAATGCTAGGATTGGAAGTAGATGAGTAAAACTGTATATGATCTGGATGGTAACCAGATAAAACTGAATATCGGACAAGGCCTTTCTAGAGCAACTAGGTCAGGCAAGTCGAAATATCATACAGCAGCGAGAGATTTAATTAAAGAATGTTTTCCGACTTTACAAATATGTGAAGAGATTACAATACCGATTAAGAAGGGTCAGAGAGTATATTTAGATTTTTTCCTACCCCTTAATAGCAAGTGTATTGAGGTACATGGCGAACAACACTATAAGTTTATCCCTCACTTTCATCAAACACCAATGAATTTTGCAAAACACAAAAAACGAGACAGAGAAAAAATAGAATGGTGCGAAATAAATGGAATAGAATATATTGAGTTACCATACAACGAAGACTTAGAACAATGGCGTAAAAGGATATTAGGATGAAAACTGCTAAAGAACAAGTAGAATATTGGGATACAGTACTAGACGAATATGAACGTGGTCTAGGTATGCCATCATATAAAGGCGATAGCCTACCAGAAAAAGAATTAAATGATTACTTGACAATGACGAGAGATGTGTTAGAAAAGATGGATATAACTCACTGTGCAGAGATCGCTTTCAGACTTGGACAATTTGGTTTCCATCTCCAGCGAACTATAAACCGTGAGCAGGCAAGAATTAATTGGGCTGACGACGAAATCAAGATTGTGATTGCTGATGAGATCAACAGTTACAAAGGCTATGGATATCTTGAAAAATCATACCAAGCAATTAAACACAATGAAAAAGCATTTAAATTAAACATGATAAAAAAGTACGCGACACAGAGACTAGACAGATTAACCTACTTGTCTAGTTCATTGAAAAACCTATCGGATATTTTAATTAACATTCAAAGAGCAAAGGGTATGGTGAAAAATGGCTGAGGAATCTTTAAGTCCAGCACAGATCAAGCAAATGATCGGCATGTTAAAAGCAATGCTTCCAGAAGATAAAGAAGCAGTGACAGAGGTCAAAACCGATACCTCTCCACTGATCAACCCTAATACTCCTATTAAGGATGCTGGGCCTTCGTATAGAAGTGGCAAACACTATAACAAGTTTGATGACATGATGGAGAATAGACTGCACAAGGATGATACAGAACTACAGAAAAAGTTGTCACAGTATCCTCCTGTTCCTAGAAACCGTAGCGTGTCTATGGTAGAAGCCACCTGTCGAGTGTGCGGTAAAACAGAGGAAGTTAGTACTAGTCTATTGTATGAAGGCAAAGATAGATATAAGTGTAACTCATGTTCAAAGGGTAGTGGTTAATGTTAGTATTAAGTGATACATCAGCAGAACGAGCAGTGCTTGCAGGGCTGTGCAAGTATGGTCATGATGGCTGGTTAGATATAGCAGATATTGTAACCGCATCCACATTCACTGTAGATAGTAATGTGGTACTGTTTAAATGTCTAAAAACTATTTTTGATAAAGAAGAAGTACAAACATCTATTGATGTGGCATCTATCTTTTCTGTTGCTGAAGAGTTAACTCTTGGTGCAGTTATTCAGAGAAAAGAGGAAGTCCAGCATCTCAAAGCAGTAATAGATTTCCCTGTGAATCTGGACAACGTCAGAAAGTTCGCAGCAAAAATTCGTAAATTAGAAATCGCTAGATTGCTCAAGAAGCAACTAGAAGGGGCTGGAGATAAATTGCTGGATGTTACTGGTACAGAGAGCATTGGCTCTATTCTGGCTGTAGCTGAAGACGCTGTTTTTGACTTTACTAATGTGCTTAACGATTCTGACGGCAAACCAGAAACCATCGGTAGTGATATAGATGCGTATGTAAAAGACCTTGTAGAAAATAAAGTTGATCAAGTAGGTATTGCTACTGGGTTTCCTGCATATGATCAAGCTATAGGTGGAGGACTACGAAAATCTACAGTCAACGTCATTGCTGCAAGACCAAAAACTGGTAAAACTCTTTTATCTGATAATATGGGTTTTTATATAGCTAGCGAACTAGGTATTCCAGTATTAAATATGGACACTGAGATGACTAAGGAAGATCATATTAATCGTGTGCTTGCTATGATGACAGAGATTGAGATTAATGATATAGAAACGGGCAGGTTCGCTGCAACACCCGGAAAGAAAACAAAAATAAAAGAAGCAATGGCAACACTCAAAAAGACACCATATTATCACAAGTCTATTGCTGGTAAAAGTTTTGATGATCAGATGTCTATTGTGCGTAGATGGATCGTAAAAGAAGTAGGACTAAATGATGATGGGACAGCAAAAGATTGTGTCATCTTCTATGACTACCTAAAATTGATGGATACGCAAGGCATGAGTGCAGATATGAAAGAGTATCAACTGTTGGGATTTATGATGACACAGTTACATAACTTTGCAACAAAATATAAAATACCTATCATGGCATTTATTCAATTAAACCGTGACGGTATAACAAAAGAGAGTACAGATACGGCTAGCGGATCAGATAGAATTGTATGGCTCTGTAGCAACTTCAGTATCTTTAAACGTAAATCGTCTGAAGAGATTGCTGAAGACGGTGCAGACAATGGAAACCGCAAGCTAGTTCCGCTTATTAGTCGTCACGGTGGAGGCCTAGACGACAACGACTACATCAACTGTAATATGAAGGGTTGGTGTGCAAAAATTACCGAAGGTAAAACTAAATTAGAAGTGATGAATAATCGACAACAAACATCAGATGGCTTTTTGGTAGAGGGTGAAAATGAAAACAATGAACAAATCCCGTTTGAGTGATCAGAAGAAATTAAAAGTTCTTTGTGATTTGGCATGTGAAAACATAGAGGAACTTTTTGACTACTTTGATCTTGAATATAAAGACAAGGGAAAAATGTATAGTATGTCTTGTCCTATACATGGTGGAGACAATGATTCCGCATTAAACATTTATTATGTGGGAGATGAAAATTATGATGACTATAAAGGTAACTGGAAATGTAGAACTCACGGTTGCGAGAAATGCTTTAGAGGATCGCTCGTAGGTTTTATTAGAGGTATTATATCTCATAGAAAATATAAGTGGTATAAGCAAGGAGATAAGACAGCGACCTTTAAAGAGGCTGTAACATTTCTAGAAAAGTTTGTTAATAAAGATATGAAGGATATCAAGATTACTAACATTAATAGGGATAAGTCTAACTTTACTAATGCTATTAATCACATAAAAGAAAATCAGCCTGTTGATATTCCTAAAGTTACCAGATCGTCTGTACGAAAGGCCTTGTCCATACCTGCTGAATATTTTATCCAAAGAGGTTACACAAAAGAGATTTTGGATAGGTATGACGTAGGACTTTGTAATATCGCAGGCAAGCCTATGTGTAATCGTGCTGTAGCACCGATATATGATATTACTGGCGATAATATGGTAGGTTGTACAGGAAGAAGCATCTACGAGGCCTGTCCTAAATGTGGTGCTTATCATAATCCTAATAATGATTGTCCTAATCCAGAAATTAGATGGGCTTATTCTAAGTGGAAACATAGT